TAACAAACACAGCTCGTTTAACAATAGGGACCATCATCTCTCTAGCAATAGAGGAGAAAGCACCGCCTAAAATAGTTTCTAATTCTGATCCAATCATACGCACTGCCGTAGCGGTAACACGGTCACCTGATGGGATAGCACCGGCTGACATTAAGAAGGCCACAGAGACCTCTCGTCTCATAGCTTCAACAGCAGCAGAAATTGATTGAATTTGTGGCGTTAAGGTATCTGACGGGGACAAAGTGAACACATCTTCTCGACGTGCTGAGATGTAAGAACCGTTATCTCTACCGGCTACGTCTTCAACATTAGTCACACCAGCGGGATTAATACCAATCCAGAACGCACTAGCTGCGGCCATACCCTCAAGCATAGCCTGCGTGTACGCTTCTAGTGACTGGATGTCACCAAAGATTTCTTCACAGTGCGACCGTCCGTAGTTTTCTCCGGGGATTCCGATCCATCGAAGGCAAGCGTAAGGAAGAACCTTGTACTTACCTGAGGAAATAAAGTCACCCTCTTCGTTTTCACGTAACACGTCCCATTCTTTTGCTTCTTCGTTATAAGTCAATCGAACGTAAACAGTATCATAACCTTTTCTGTTATTAGAATCAGACACACCGTAGTTTTCTAACGCAGGTAAGCTAGAGTCATTAGCAATAAATTCTAAGTGGATGATCTCAATAGGCTGGCCTACGATATCACGTCGTACAACATAATGATCTTGTCGGATAAGACGATAATTAAAATCATCTTCCATAACAAGAATACAATCACCTGTAATGATTAAGTGCTGCAAGGCTGAGAAGATAGTTTCTCTAAAATTCTTTCCTACAATCTTAGTATAAACCTGCATAGATAAAGACTGTAAGTATGCTTCTAGTTTAGGCTCTAAATTAATACCTGACTCAGCTTCAAACTGAAAGAAGGGTAAATCATTTAAAGGAATTAAAGCACTAAGCATACGACTAGCTAAGTTAGTTACCCCACGGCTTGGCATAGATGAGGAAGGTTGAATAAGCTCATCTTGTTCTGTCCAAGTCTCAGGAGGAAGAACGGAAGGAATAGTCAAGGCTGAGCATGCTCGGGCACGATCTAACTTACTTGTCCTATCCGTATCTAAAGTTCTAAATCGTTCGTAAATACTTCCTTCTGGTGGGATTGGTGACATTAGACTGGCCTCCCTGTAATACTGTTATTTCCTCCCATACCGGGTGTAGGGGCATTAGGATCTGTTCCTGTTTGACCGCCTCCGGTTTCGGGGACTGCTGTGCCGTAGTTCTGCATAGCGTCTAACAATGATTGAGTAAAATTAAGGTTAATTTGACCGCCTTCAGCTTGTTCATCTTGTTCTTCAATTTCACCAGCTAAAAGAGATTCCATTGCCTCTTGAATAGACTGCTCCATCATAGCAATTTGAGTTTCATTATCTCTTTGTGACAAAGCAAATGCTTCTCGTTCTCTTTGATACTCTTGCATTTGGTCAAACTGTTGTGCTTGCATTTCTGCTTGCTGCATTGCGGCTTCATTTTGAGCGGCAATAATAGCAGCCGTATTAACAGGTTCTGGTGCGTCTACTCCGCCGTAATAAGGCCCAATTAAAGAACCGTTTAATTTTCCCGGTAGGATAAAGTAATTTTTCATTGAGGTCTACCTCCTTTAAATCCAGAAAACCTTGTTAAAGGATCCGATTCATTTGGTAAAAGTTTTTGTTTGCCCTTAGAAAAGGTTTCGCCTAATTTGCGTAGGGATTGTTGTAATGCTTTTTGTTTTTCGTTAGCAACAAACTTTTGTTCTTTGGAAGCAGCAAAAGCTTGTTCAGCAGTACCAAACCCCAAGTTAGCAGCAGCTAAACTAGATCCCATAGATTCAAAGGCAGATGAATATAACCCACCGTATGTAGTAGAAGTTAAAGAAGCTAACTCATTAAAGATTTGTTCTTGTTGAGCTTCGCTCATCCCTGTAATTCCGCTGAGGTTTACATTACCATGCGTTGATGTATATTCAGGGTTAGTAGTAAATCCAACCATAGAATTAAAAGCGTCGTTATATCCTTGTTGACCAAAAAAAGATGATCCTTGGTTTAAAATACGTTGCATATCTTGTTGTGAAATAGAACCGTTAGAAGAAGGAGAGAAATTTAAAACACCTTCATAGTTAACATTTTCGTATCCCATTATAGGATTGCCGGATTCGTCTGTAGAGATTTGAACTAACTGCTGATCACTGTTATTCCACCAGTCCATCATACGGCTGTACTCTGTGTTTGCTCTAGCTTCGCCTTCTCCTGCAATTCTGTTTTTAAAATAAGCCTTAGATTCATTAAAAGCATCTGTACTAGGTGTACCAAGATAAGCGGTAGGATCTTCTGACATAAACTGGTTTCTTGAAATAGTTTTACCTGTTAAAGGGTCAACGTAAGAAACAGTTGGCCCTGTGTTTATACTTCCTACCTCTAAGTTAGAGGCGGCAGCTTGCCTAGATCTTTTTACCTGCTCATATCTATTAGTTAAATCGCCGAGTGTTCTGACTTTTTTAGTAGAAGGTCTTTCTAATAAGCGTGAGGCTTCTTCAATACTACCAACAATAGAAGTTAATTCTTTTTCTGTAGCCTGAAGATAATCATCTTTAATTTCAATACCTCTCATAGTACTATAAAAGTCATTAGAAATAGATTCTACTGCTGGAGCAAATCCTTGATAGAACTCACCCTGTACATTGTACTGGTGCTGTAGACCGTAATCTCCCACACTATCGTGGATGTAACTTTGACTTCCCCACTGGTTCTGTTGACCTCGGTGTAAGGTAGTGTAAATCCTATCAGCCACATCTTCAAGTCGGTATTCTGCTTGGCCTGTTTCTTGCATTGTATCTAAATCAAATTCTTCAAGTGATTCTGTTATATCTGCGTTTCCACTCATAATTACCTCCTGTTCTGCTCTGCGCTAATAGATTTTAATTTTACAATAAGTTCCTGTTGACCTGCTCTATGAGCTAGGTTCAGCTTTAGGTGAGGATCCTTTACGTCCTCTAAGCTTGGGTTCAGGGGAGGATACAGATTCTCCAGTACTTCCACAAGCTTGGGATCTACATAAGGAAATTTCATTTTCTAAGTTCTCCACTTTCTGGATTAAGTGAATAAAAAGCATACGCATTTCTCCTTGTGACATAGCCACACCGCTTCCACTTAATCGTAATCGTCTAATAACTTGATCAATATTGTGCATAGTGTTCTCCTAATTATCTGTTGTATCTACGATCTCGCATTGACCGCCGACACAAGCAAACGTTTGACTAGCTTTCGTGTTGTCTTCTTTTTCATACTCAGAGAGTTTATCCCATCTGATGATAGGCATCTTATCGCATGCCGTCTTATAGGTAACCTCGTTGACCGGCTCGAAGGGAGCCTGCTTGTACACATGCTCTGTCCGAGGCAGGAATGAGATGCCCTGAATATCATTAAAGTTTTTATACACCCAGTCACCGATTTCCATGAACTCGTCATCAGAGTATTCGATTGTGACTGAGGGATTGTGATCTGTCCAGCATTGTTTGTATACCATCCACAGTTCGAGGTGACGCATGGCCGAGACATCTGTTCTCGTGACCGCTGAATCTGGCGCACCAATTGGGAAAGAAAAGATGATAGTGGAATCTGGGTTGAGAGCGCACGGTTCGTTGGGCACACCTTGATCCATCATGAGCTTGCACAGTGGATCCTTAGCGTCCATCCTAACGCGCCTGATGTAGTGCTTGGCATACCGAGGGTGGATACCCGAGGCACTGTCCACAAGACACGACACCGTACCCGATGGCTTGACCGTAGTGATTGCCACCGATGGGTTGATACCAATTCTATTAGCCCAATCAGCATTCACTTCATGAGTTAACTGTCGCCACCTCTTGAGCCTCTGTCGAAGCTGGCCCATAGAAATCTTTCCATAAGTAATACTGTTATCCCAGATACCTGTCAAGGAAACTCCAAGGAGTCTTTCTTCTTCGCTGTTCTTCTTCCATTCCTCACTGAGGTAGGGGAGATGAGTCAACGCTGACTGACACGTACCGAGGATGGTAGCCTGCTCAATCTTCAATTCAATATCACATGTAGAATCTTCTGCTCGGATGACCACTTCTGTAAGGTTACAGAACTGCTTATGCCGCAGGGTAATCTCACCACATGGGTTAGTACCAAACTGCTGAGAGTTGTCTCTCATACCAGTTTTAGCCATAGCTTCCTTGGCCCCGTACCGATTAAAGATACCACGCTCACCTGAGTGTGACTCGTAGAGGTTAGCCCATTCAACCAAGAATTCGGTCATGCTGGGCTTGTGGTTGTACACGGCAGAGTTATTAGCCAAGGCTCTCTGTCCATTTGTGTCCCACCAGTTACCGGACTTACACTTAGCCATCTCAATATCTGAGAGATCGCTCAATGAAATCATTGCTGAACGGCGTACGCCACCAACAACAATAGCTTTACCAATACAGCAAGCGATGTCATGAAGATCAACGGGTCGGAGCCTAGAGCCACGTTTGTTGTAGAATAAATTCGTAATAAATCTAAATACGTCTTCCAATGGTTGGGGTCCACTGGCTCGTCCCCCGAAGACCTTCAATCTTTCGCCTGCTGGTCTTACCTTGGACATGTCCCAAGTAAGGTGCTTGCCATCAAGTAGATTAGTAATCAATTCAGTCACGGCATTAGCCCATCCCTCTTTTGAATCTTCTACAGTAATGACTTGATCTGTTCTAATGATTTCTTCTGGCAGAGTAGGCCACTTATGGGCCACGTCTTCCTCAACAGAAAATCCGACTCCGGTTCCGTTCATAAGAATATAAGTTAATTCACCCATTTCTTCAGGGCCATTCAGGCACAAGTAAGAACAATTATAGGTACATGTGTTGTCCCTATCTGCTGCTTCTCCAGCAGTCATAAGTGCCCTCATACTTGGCATAATATTTTTATTAACGATGGCCTCTCTAATGTCGGGCCTTTCGCTGAGTTTGGGAAACTTTTCTGACATCCACAACCAGTATCTGTCAACAGTTTCTTCCCAAGTTTCACGTCTCTCTGCGCTTGAGTTCCATCTAGCGTAACGAGACTGGTGAATAAAGTTACCAAAAAAATCCATGTGCTTCTCCTTTTGTAGCTAATAGCTGGGTTTTTTAGACATACCAGCTTGGTTGCCAAAGAACGGGCTTTTCGCCAATCCTTAAAATACGAATTGCAGTAGCTTGACCAAGGGCATATTCTTCTGATAGCCCCTTTTTTTCATACTCTGCTAGAATTAATTGCTCTCTGTTGTGAGGCTCTACAGTATCGAGTAGACGCTCCGCTTTGACCGGACCCACCTTAGGGATACCGGGAACTTTATCTGTGCTGTCACCCATGATCCACTGCTTACAGAAGAATCTGTCTGCTTGATCGTAGGTCACGTATCTAGGTTCCCATTCCTTATCAGGGTTCCAGTGCCATCCGGGTACGCCTCTAAGATCCTTATCAATAGTAACAGCTATAGCCTTACCTGCTGATGCAAGCTTGCCCATAATGTCATCTGCTTCTATAATATCTTTCTTAAAGCTCTCGTAGATCTCACTCATAGCATCAATAACATACGACATCGAGTCAGGTTTAGCTACGACATTCCGGTGTTCCTTATACAAAGGCCAGTATATCTTTCTAAAATTATCTGCTCGGTTACAACTAAACGTTAAAATAACATGGTTAACATCACCCGGTGTCCACTCAGCTACATACTCTTGAATGTTCTGAATGAGATACTGATCACCGTATATGTCAACCTTGCAAGCTAAACGATAAGCAATAATATCTCCGTCAATCGCTGCCACTTTCGGTTGTTGAATCATCTTTAAAAATCTCATTAACGTCAATATCTTCTGATAACAATATGTCTTTAATCTCATTCATAACTTTATCTGTATCTACCCTACGATTTTGTCGCCTCGCTACACATAGTTCGCATGTACAAGGGAATTCCTCTAGCCATTCCTCAAAAATTAGACTAACATCTTCTTCTAATTCTTCAAGACTTTCGGTGTTCCAATAGTACTCGCAGAACGGGGAGATCATGTCGTGTTTATATTGTAGAGTTCTATCTGTCAGGTTAGCTAGGGCTTCTGACTCGTGGGTTCTCCACTCCCCTGTTTCATCAACAAGAGTTCTATCTCCTCCAGAAACAAAGATAACTTTTCCGCCTCTTGATTTAATTCTTTCTGTTTCATTAAGATATCTGCAATCATCGACAAGGATAACTCTTTCGTAAGATGAGTCACTGGTGTCTTCTTCAAGCAAGGCTTTCTCAACATGTTCTTCCCACCTTTCAAGCCAGTAGTCGGGGTTCTCTTTTCTTTTAGCTGCGCCTAACTCTTGGCAATGCTTACGGTACTGCTTGGGATTAGTTTCTTTGTCGTAACCTAATGCCTTAGCTTCTTCTTTTAATTCTTTAGCAAAAGGAATATAGATCGGTGAGTACTTAGCTTCGTACAACAACCTCATTAGTTCACGAACAATCGTCGTTTTGCCAACGCCTGCGCGACCCGCGAATGCAATCATTTTCATATAACCACTCCTTAATTTCTTCTGCTGTTAAATATTTAGGAATATCAAACTTAAGTTTTTGTAATATAACACACGTTTCTGTAGAACATAAGCTAGGTATAGGTAGCTTTAGTAACTTACCTACGTAATACCATAAGGTCGTGTACAATGTAGACGACTGTTTATATTCTGTGTTGTTTAAATTGTCTAAGACTTTAGGATCGTTAATGATTAGTTCTTCTAAGAATAAACATTCATCCCAGTGCATAAGTTTATGTACAGCTTTCTCGCTGCATATCCTCATACCTTTTTTATGATCCATGTAATAAAGAGCGGGACCAACAGCTAATGCTATGTGTCCCCACTGTACTCTTGAAACTATTGTTAGCAACCTATGTTGCCATCTGCTGTGGTCCGGTTTGTATAAATAAATTTTTAATGGGTATCTGCCCATGACTCTCCGATCACATACTCAGCATCCACTGGCATTTTAACCTTAAGCATTTCTCCTGCTTCTTTTGCACAGTCAACCAATGTAATGCCAACTCTTTTAGCAATATCTTTTTTACAAGACACTTGTATCTCATCGTGTATCCAGCCCATAAACTTTACACCTTTATCTACCATTTTACGGTGGGCCAGTACGAGCCAGAGCTTAGATATAACTGCGCCATTTCCCTGTAGTAAAGTGTTAAGAGCTGCGTGATCACTCCGTACAGGAACACGACGACCATCCAACAATTCAACACTACCATGCTTCGCCGATTGAAACTGGACATTCTGAATTACTTTCTTGAGTGCAGGCAATTGCCTTAGGAATTGATCTTTAAGTTGTTGACCATCACGGGCGTTACCGCCGACAATCTTACCGATCTTTTCTGATCCGGCACCATATAGGAAGCCGTAGATAAATGTTTTAGCTTGATCTCTGTTAGTCAAGCCAGCAGCCTTCATGTTAGTGTCATGAATGTCACCCTCAAGGATTTGTTTAGCGTAGTCACCACCATCGTACTCAGCCATCTGGTGTGCAAGCATACGCAACTCAAGGCCGCTAAGGTCAGAGCCGACTTGTACGTCACCATCGTGTGGTTTCCACAATCCTCTAGCTCTTGGGTTCTTATCTACCTGAGCGACATTAGGTTGCGAGTGAGTAGCACGACCAGTAGCAGCACCTTGATGGTTGAAGTTACCATGAATCCTGTTGTCACTTGCTGACTCAGCTCTAATAATCCAATCCTCTACCATGCCAAGAAGCTTTTGGATATCTCTGTAACGGAGAATCTCTTTAGCTTCTGGAAACTTAAGTCCTTTAAGAACTGAAGTATCGCAGTTAGGGTTACCCTTATCACTGACGGGTGCGTTCCAACTATACTTCTCATTAAATCTATGAGCAATTTGTTTAGTAGAGGCAGGATTAAATACTGTAACCTTAGACTTCAATTGTTTTCCGGTCTTTTCTGACCAACGTTCCTCTGTAATAGTGGGAAAAATTTTTTGAAGGTTATCCTCGATTTCTGCTTTCTCTCCAAGTAGCTCATACTGTAGTTCAGTACCGTTCTTGGTGTCAAAGCCAAAGCCTTGCTTAGTCATGTCAGCACACACATGTCCGACAAGATGTTCAAACTGAACAACCTTCCTGTTCTTTTCAACCCAAGGCTTTTGGTAATCATAAATTTTATTATTAACTTCTACGTCTTGCACACAGTAGTCAAGCATCTCTTCGGAGTACGCTTCCCAGCCACCTTCGTAGTCCTGCTTGTCTTCACCAAGCTTGCGACCCCATGCCTCCAAAGAATGTGAATGAACCCCCTTCTTATTATGAAGAGGGAACTTCACATCTTTCTTGTCAGGATACATCAGTCGAGAAACAACGAGAGTATCAAGAACAGGGCAGCTACGAGTAAGGCCAAATCTAGAAAGAACGGGGATGTCGTACCCGATAAGATTATGACCAACCCACAGAGAAGCGCCATTAAGCAGTTCAATACCCCGCTCGATGTCGTTGGGGCCGTACGTGTAGACTCTCTCTGTGCCTGCCTCTCTTGCCACGATGCACCAAACTCTGGTAGCCGCGGGGATTGCTTGTCCTTTTTTGTTGATTGTTGTGTACGCGAGACCGTTTGCTTCGATGTCCCAAATGAGTTCCAAGTCACTTATCCTCCTGAATGGACGTTCCTTCGCCAAATGGATTGGCGTTAGCTGATTCATCAAACATTACTTCACCATTATCTCCAAATGCAAAGTCCTTCTCAAGCAATCTGGATGTAGTGTGATCGTAGTAGAGAGCAGATGCAACTCCACAGCGACCCGTAAGTCTGTTCTTAAGTACTCTAACGATAGTTGTATTACTAATCACGGGATCTGGATCCTGCCTGTTTCTTTCGAGGGCCACTACAGTATTCGGCACAGATGACAACGCACCTGAGCCTCTAAGGTCTTGAAGTGTAATTCTGTTACCTTCTTCGTACGCTTTGTCCGTCTTCTTAAGTTGTGAAACAATATCAACGTGTACACCAGTACGCGCACACAGCGACCTGAGTTCCTTCATCAAGGTGTCGATGATGATACGCTCACTGCTACCACCGTCAACGTCCTTGCCTGTGAACCCCATCAGTCCAGCCGCAGCCGCAGTGATGTGGTCAAGAACAATAACTTCAACTCCTAATGAGATAGCCATGAACTCCATGCGAGCAAGGAGGTTAGCCATCGCATTGTTACCAAGGTGATCATACACATAGAACTTAGTCGAAGACAGATCCTTCTTAGCCTTAGCGTATTCTTCATCGGAGAGATCATCAATAACATTAATGTCAATAGGATCTTTACCCATCTTAAGTCTAAGGTCATTCATCATACGTGACGCACGGATAGCACGCACAGGCTTGTTGAGAATGAGAGAGATCATGTCATCAATAGTTTCTTTAGGTGACTCTTCCAACATGATAGCACCAACAGAACGGCCATCACTCAGGTGGTGATGAATAAGTTCTCTAAGAATAGTTGACTTACCTGAGCCAGTGCCTGAGGTCCAGAGAGTAATTTCTCCGCTGCGCTGGCCGATAAAGAACTCTGACATTTTATCCCAAGGGAAAGCCCACACTTCAGCTTCCTTCTCGTCTTCGCTGTCTTGGATGTCACTGACATGGAGGATCTCATCAGGGCTGTACGCCTGTGCCTCCCAGAAGGCCGTGACAACAGCCTTAGAGTTACCCTTGATGACACACTCATTCGCGTCCTTGTACGGCAGAGTAGCGATCTTAGCGCGTCCGGGTGGCAATAGTTCAGCAACCTTGCGTGCTGCTTCTTTGCCGGGTTCATCCATGTCAAACATAAGAACAACTTCTTCATAGGAATTAATAAACTCCAAGTTCTCTTTGACACTCTTGACTGCTGATGCTGCGCCGTTAGGAAGACTCACAACAGGCCACGTACCAAGCAACTGACTCACAGTAAGGCAGTCGATTTCGCCCTCTGTGATCACCAGCTTCTTGCCACCGTTAGACTTGAACAGATGCTGACCGTACAGCTCGCATCCTCTGGGTGTACCAGTCCACTTGAACTGCTTGTCGGGGCCACGCAAGTGCTGGGCAACCACCTCGCCATTACGATAGTAGTTAGAGATGTGTACCTCTTTACCACCGATGTTTGCAATTTGATAGTTATACTTACGACACGTTTTGTGATCAACCTTTCTATCCTGAATGTCAATGCAAGAGCCAGAGTACTTAGTAAATTCAGTTGTTTTCATAGGGGTAGGTTCCTTAGGGGTGTTAGAGTTTCCGTGGACATACGTCTCACATCTAAAACAATACTTGTGTCCATCAGAGTAGACAACCATGTTGTCACCTGATCTGTCATGACCGTCATCAGCACACTTAGGACACTGCTCTCGGTCAACCATATAACTTTCTTCTTCAATCAATTTCTTGTACCTCAATTTCAAACCAGCCGTCTTGTTCAGGACCATCGGTCCAACGTTTACTAATACATAAGTTTTCTATTTGTTTATCGTCTTCCCACATTACAGTATTCAATGCGTCAAGGCAAGCCTTTGCGTAGTTGTCTACGTCACCACGAGGTGATCGCAACTTAGTTGTCTTAGGTTTAATAACGTATATGTCTAGCATAACTGAAAGCGGCCCTTGGAAAGGCTTATGCTCCCCAAGGACCGCTTCAGCTAATTTAACCATGCTTTTTCTAAACTCTTTGTAAGGTCCAGTAAAGTAAGCATGTCCATATTTAGACACTCTCGGACGACTAGCAGCGACTGGGTTAATATCAAATCGCCACTTCATGTCGCCTCCTTTAACCGAACGGAACTTCGTCGGTCATGACTGTCGTTGGTTCGTCGGGCTGCTCTCCTTCGGAGGAGGTAACCTCTGAAGAACTAACGGCATTGCCTGTACCAAACGGGTTAGAGTTAGAAGATGAAGAGCCATTGTCAGTAGCAACTTCCTTAAGTAGAACCGCATTGAACTTCAGACTGAGGTAGGTTTTACCCATGACCTCAACCGGGTAGATGACGGAGTTGATGTTTACTGTATCGCCCTTCCAACAGAAGCCCGGAGTACGCGCTTCGACACCTTCAGTGGTGAACATCTTGGGTTGATACTTAGATTTAAAAGTAATGAACTGTGATCCATCCTTGCCAGTCTTAACGAAGGGTTGGTCAACCTTCCACTTGGTAGCGTACTCTTGAAGAGTAGTTTCAAGTGCTTCGTTATGTTCGACAGTAACCTTGTATTCTCCTTCAGCATTATACTTAGTATCAGGCTTGGAGACGTGGGAGTACTTGACAGTGAGGTCATCAGTTTTAAGGGACGCAGTAATTCGATCAGCCATTGTTAGTTTCCTTTGCAGAGTTCTCAATAAGTTCTTTAAGTTGATTAGTTTGATTGTTAATGTTTGAAGCAAGCATGGTGAGGGCACCATAGATTTCTTCTAGATAAGACACAACAATTTTAGCCTGAACGCCAACGGGCTGTTCATTAGTTGTAGTATCTTCAGTTACATTCATTTCTTCAGTTGTAGTAGTTTCTTCTGACATTATGTTCTCCTTTCCCTACGTTGCCGTAGTTTGTTATAGCATGGGTTTTTAGTTCCGCATTACTTCTAGTATCGGGTAACCATCATGTACAACTGCACATGAAAGCATAGGTTTTACAAGATAATTTTCACCATACTTCATGGCAAGATGTTTCGCGTCTATTCCACATCCAACGGACATACCAAAAATCCTATGTGACTTAGGGCCGCACATCCAATTAATTGCAGCCTTAGTATGGTAGTGTCCCATGACAACCGATTGGTTTCTGAGTTTTGCCGCATTAAATGCAGGATAAGCAGAAGAAGAACCAGTTCCGTGGTAATAATAAACATCGTCAATTTCAACATTGTTCACCCACTCCCAATTCTTAGTTTTGTACAGTTCACTGTAGTCCTTAAGGTACACTGAGGGTACACCAGCGTCCGCAGCAAGCCGATGGACGCGTTCGTCATGATTGCCAATGGTAACGTACGCATTGGGGTACGCCTTGTACCATTTCTTAACTGTTTCAAAAGCTTTATTGTATTCAGTCAACGCGTCAGTAGACTCAGGGTGAGCCTTGTGAAACGAGATAGCATGGTGATCAATGACATCACCAATGAATACAGTCTGGTCGGTACGGTGCTTACGCCGGATAGATCTAACAAACTCAAAATAATCCGGGTGTGTTGCAGGGGCATGGAGATCCCCAATTACTAATACTTTACTCATTGTTGTTCTCCGGGTCATGGTGTGACCATTTGTTTTTTACTTGTTTAAGAATCTGACATACTCTAGACTCGCATACACCAAGGGAGTAACCAATTTCTTTTTGTGGTATTCCTCTTGCTCTCATATTAACACATTCAATTTCTTTAGGCGTCAAAGCAAACCAATCAAAGTTATCTTCCCAGTCGTGGTCATGTAACTTTTCTTCTTTTGCCGGAAGATTTACAATTGCATCGTACTCTTCGTTACTCGTTACTTGAAACTCTTTACTAATAAAACGAGCATTAGTAGCACGGTTTTTTCTTTGGTTTCTTTTATGACCCATACCAGTACGCATAGCATCAGATATTCTAAAAGGTAAAGTAGAAAACAAGTACTTCATAAATGGACCTGCTTCAGGATTCCAAAGCTCACGAATGCGAAGAGCATAGATGTACCCTTCACTAATGCACTCTTCTTCTTCCCAGTTAGACCACCGGCCTTTACGCCTGATAGTACGTACAACAATAGTAATACAAGTAATGAAGTCCTCTTCGTTGAAAGGATCAAGATCACCCGTAGTCTGGCTCGTCGTCATATTCAACTCCTTCGATAATAAATTCAATAGTTAAAAGATCACTGTTTACGTTTTCAGGGTCGAGTACTTTTTCTCCAATGGTGTTTACATTATCAAGAATAATGTTTACCCATTTAATAGATGGGAGGTAGATATTAAATGTAGACTTCTCGTTGTCCTTAAGATTGTCTTCAATCATATCCAAAACATCTTCCATATCTTTCTCACCAAGTATCATAACATCATGTGGTGGAATTGTCATCATCTTCTGTCTCCATAATAATACCAAGTTCGTGTACAGTTCTAATCATTTCTTTAGGGATAGTATGTACTGCTCCTCCTGCTGATCCGTCATGCTGGATGGCATCTGTTAGTGATATAGCGTTATCTCCTTCATTTAAAACAAAACCTATAGTAGTAACAAATACACATTTATCGTAGGCCCACTGCTGCATGTCTTCAGCGTCAACCCACCCGGGTCCACCTGAGGTCTGAGCATCGACCCAATCAATACGTACCATTGTACCAGAGTCTACAATATCTTTTAACCAATCAGTTGAAGAGATAGGTGGATCTAAGGATTTCTTCTGCGTCAAGTCTGCCTCTTTCGGGAGGATCGGGGACTGGGTGTTCCACAAAGTTTTCAATACTTTGTTTGAATTTAACGAGTTGGTTCTCTTTATGTATCTCATAAAACATTATCCTTACTACTTCACACAGTTGTTCAGCAAAGTCACAAGTAACACCAAAGCTATCGTGAATCATAGAAAAGTTTTTACATCCTGCACGAGACAGGTAATTGACTACCATGCTCATGTGGGCTGCGTCTAATGAATGCACCCAGTTAGGTGGGATTGCAGTCATCATCTTTCGTGGATTCATTTCATCAGTGAACTGCCACATCTCTGCTGTGTGTCGAATGCGTACATCGTTCTTAAGTAATAAAGCTATATCAGTAATATACTCAATGTGTTCAGTGTAGTACTGTCTAACTTTAAAACCATTAGGTGTCACCCATTCAAGTGGTTTCTTTTTTCTTTCGTCATCATTATAACATAACTCAACACAACTTTTAATATACTCCTTGGCTAGGTTAGGTTTAATCAAAGCTTCTTGTAATGATTCCCAGATGACTGAGGTACACTCAACAATAGCTCCTTGCCAGCTCAACCCTCTTGGCTCAAGCATCTCACGACACCAGTCAAGGTGCCCCTCTGATCGTATGTACTGACGTGCTGAGTAGTATGTAACTCCGTAAGGGTCGCACATAACTGTGCGCTTAGGTAGGTTACGAGGCATCTTTTCGTCGTCAGTAGTTTCTTGCCAGTGCGTTAAGAACAACTCAAAGTAATCATTTTCTGTTCGTTCAGCAAGCATTTTGTTTGTTGACATCTCAGCAATAAAGTTGTACATGTCACCGGGCTTGGGTGTATCACATACATTTACGTAAGGTGCCAAGGCTTCATCAAGCATAGCAGCAACCCAGTGCTGAATGCCGTTACAAGTGCCGTCCAAATGAACTGGTATATAAGATAGTTTAAGATTAATAGCGTAGAACAAATCAAAAGTAGCAGCAAGTCTACGAAAAGATACATTTTTTTTCTTCTTGTCATCTTCCCACAACCTTACTGTTTCTTCTGGAAACTGTGCTACTTGACTTAACATGTCTATGTTATCATCTACCCACTTAACGCGATCATCGAATGGTATCTTATCTTGATCCCATAGGTTAGCTACATTAACTTTAATCCAATACAAACCTTTATCGGTTACTCTTGTTGGGTTAGAGAACTCAATCAGTGCCGCATCAAAGTCACCACTCTGAGGTGATAAGATGGTTGACTGTGTGTAAGCACGACCCCGAAAGTCACATGAGTAAGCATGATAGAAGTTTAAATCACCTAAGTCATTAGCAATAAGCAAACGCATTTCCATTTGCATTCTCTTTTGTTTTGATTTCTCCCATTCACCCCAGCTCTCTGTTCTCTTTTGTTTCCACTTGCCTACTTCCTCTTTAGTTCCTTCTTCAGGATAAGGATCAGAGAAAACAAATTCATCCAACTCGAAGGGTGGTAAGTTACATACTAGGTTGTTAGATTTATACAGGTTTTCTAGTACTTTTAGCACACGTTTGTTTACTCGCCACTCTGTTTGTTGCAAGTTGTTCAACGTTTCTGCTGAAGATTTGGAATGCTGTGAGTTATTCTTATGGTAACTACCAGCACGAGAGTTATGGATAGAAGACTTTCTATACTCGATGTTTAATGAGCCACCGTATTGATCTGGTGTACTACAAGGCCATTGGTGTGGGATAGGAGGTGATACCATAGGGTAATACAACCACTTGTAGTATTGATAGAACGCATGGAACTCTTCAAAGTTCTTAGTAAACTCATCACGAAGAGTTACAATAGTATACTTCTTAATCTGATTGTTCTTAACAATAGTAATAGTATCATCAACAAAAGGCATCACACTATCTTGGTCACCTACCATAAGGGCATAGAACGACAGTGCAACTACATTTCTTTTTTTGTTATCCCATTCAGGTAACGTCTGGCATTTCTTAGCAAACGCTTTCATACGTTTCTTATTCCAGTTCTTAAAGTAATGTGATTGTCTAAAGAAATCTTCAGAGTAATGTTCTTTAGCTGTTCTAATACCAATGGCAAGCCACAACTCACGGGCGATGCGACTGAGTACACTTTGTTTAGTCTGTCCCTTGAAGTCACCTAAGTTATTACTGTCGTACTTAATACCATCAGCAGTTTGAATCAACCTAGATGACAAGCAACTATCTAACAATACCTTTACAACAATACAAGCACAACGCTCAGGTCCAAGCAGTTGCGCAATGGTAAGCCAATAAGGTTTCTTCTTAATGTCTTTGTATTGTTCTTCTGTCCACTCTAAGTAGTTAGCTAAGTACTCGCTGTAATCAAATACAAATTCCTTCTCACGAGGAGAAGACGAAGGGCTATGGTTAACGTTATGAAGGTACTTACTAATTGATTGGTTAGCAGCACGATCTTCATTCGATAGCTGAAGATTAATCAGCCTCGTTTGTTCTTCTTTCGTGTGGTCTTTCCATGTTTGCATTTAGAATTACTTTCTATATTGTTTAACTTTTTCTTACCGAAAATTTTATCGTACTCTTTATCGTATTTTTTCTTATCGACATCTCTATACTTATCTCCTTTACCGTACATAAGTACCTCCTTTCTAAATCCTCCTGCTCTCACCTTAGAGAACAGGGGATGAGGCGTAATAAACTTTACGTAGATATTCTTCCGGTCTTTTTCAAGTTTGTAAGATCACATTACTTTCTTTAAGTTAGGTTGAATAAGTTTATTCTTATAGCCTAATAGCTCCGGGGGGACTCGAACCCCCATGAGGTTTACCCTCGACGGATTTTAAGTCCGTTGCGTCTGCCAATTCCGCCACAGAGCCGTAGTTTATTTACAAGTACCACACTCCTCTGCGATAGGACCACGGGTATCTGTTCCAGTACCCTTGCAAACAGGACAATTAGGGTTTGTAATAATCATAGTATTCCTTACAGCTCACAATCATCGGGACAATCAATACATCGACTACTATCTTCATCGGCTTGAACGTTATTAATAATTTGATCTTCTTCTGCCATGCCTTCAAACTCAAGGGTTGAATTAGGCCAATTATTTACATGATCAATAGCCTCGTCAATATCATCAGCTTCTACAATGACATAAGCAGTATAGGAAGTAGAAGTACTAATCTCAACGGCAATCTCATAAGTTTTCTTCATTGTAATTTCTTTCTTAAATAGGGCCGGGACGATAGTAACACATGTACACATGATGCCACCAATCAATCCTACTAGTAATAAATAGTTTAAAGGATATTCTTGGGTCAAGATCTAACGCAAACATACTAGCTATAGTATAACAAGCAGCATTAGGAAATAATTTCTTTCCTTCTAGATGAAGTGCCGCTGTTACATCTCCAATTACTTTGTATACATCTTCATGTTTCTCCTGTAAAATATTTTTAATGGTATCAAACGCAGGGTCTTCCTCACCTTTAACAAAGCTACTACCCCAACCCGGTATAAGAAAGTTATTATCGAGTAGACTTAAAACATAGTCAACTGGATTAGGATGTGAAAACAAATTTGATGTTTGTGTAAGAGGTCCATGTGTTTCTCCTAGTGTAAGTAGAGCTGAAGCAACAGCAGTAAAAAAATCTTTACCTAACTGTGCTGAGTTAATAATAGTATTAGAACTAGCATTGTTTCTTTGTGCTAACTTACCATGTACTTTAATTAATTCATCTTCTAAGTTATAATCGTTCATATACTCTTACCTTTCAATGCCCTCGGCAGGACTTGAACCTGCGACCGATCGGTTAAAAGCCGAATGCTCTACCAACTGAGCTACGAGGGCGGGTGCCCCCCGAAGGGGGCGGGGGATTAGACGGTCATGGCGTGCTTCATCACCTTACGGGAGAGATCGGCTCTCTTGCCCATAAGCACATCACCAGCACGACTCTCGTAAGAAGCCTTGCGTCCACGGTCAGCCGTCTTGTGCTGCACGTAGTTGGTCACTGCGTTAGCAGCAAGCCACATAGAAGCAGGCACATTCAGTGCGTCACGTTCCTGTTCAAATGTAACCTTGACATTCTCAAGGAACCTGATGGACTCCTTGATCGAACGGTCACGATCCTTAAGGACATCATCACCCACAGTCATTGCGAATGATTCCATCCAGAACGTTTCAAGCATACTAGTACTAACTTCTTTCTTTGCAAGTTCGTTGACAGTAGTAGCAAACCAATCGCGTGACTTGCTGTACTGACCCAACGCTCGGCGCATGTCAGTAAGCTTAGTCTGGAAGTCACCGTTGTGACTGATCGAGTAAGTCTGTCCTCTGGCTTGCGACAACGCAAGCTGAAGCGTGTTGTTACACACCACTCGCACTGACGTACCGAATGCACGAAGAGAGAACTTACCATCGTGACCATTAACAAGACAGAAGTAATCGTCAAGAACATCATTCTGATTACCGACTTCAATACTGCCACCCTTGAGTAGCAGAACAATACGCTTACCTCCCATCATAGAGAAAGCAGACTCAACATGAGCAAGCTCTGAAACAGAGTAAGCAAGTTGAGCAAGCTCACAGTTTTGAAGGACGTTGTAATCTTGAGACACATAACCAAGTACTTCTTTAGTATCTTCACGGTATGTCATGCACCTCTTGTGATCCATTACAGTTGTACCCTTATCGGTGTAACCGAACACACCATCAGTCTTGTGAACGTACCACTCAAGTCCAGCAGCTTCAACTGCTCTTTCTGGTGACATCTCTTCTTCAACAACGTAGCCCAGTCCGTGCCAAGCCTTGGTTCCCTGAAAGACGGCGGAGTCGGTAGCAGTAATTTCGTGTGACATAATTATAATTCCTTAATCTCTATCAAAAAGTTTCATAACCAAGCTTAACGCAAGCCCGGTAATTCCTAAAGCAATGAAGTAATCAAAACAACCCATCTGATATATTAACAAGCCATCAGCTCCAGTCAATCGGCACCTTCACTTTCATTTGAATTATCATCAAAGTTAAGCCAATCATCTGGGTGTACATCGACTGAATCATCTTGTATATTTAAGTTATCACTAGCAGAGCTAGACCAATCTTGTCTTTCTTTTTTCTTAGGCATCTTGATCTTATCCTTTGCTCGATCAAGTTTTCTAAAGTCATTGTTATTCTTCGGGGACACGTTAGTTTTTCCTTCCTCTTTTCCTGAGGCCATACTTGTTTTTCTTTGAACGTCGGGGACGACCAGACGTTTTACCTTTAAAATCTTTTACAATCCTTAGACCTTTAGCCATTGTTGTTCTCCTTAAGCGCGACCCAAGAATGGGTGAATTGCGGTAGGTTGCTGATCTCCTTATCAATCTGATGGGCACACCAACGAATCTCCTCTTGTGCATGTGAGTCAGAGCGTAGCTTGTAGAACCTAGCCCATGCCGACAAGCTACCAGATACAATGAACTCAGTCATTACATTCTGGGGCAAGACAGATCGTGCTTGTTCAGGGCATACACCTGATTCAATTAAATAATTATACATATCAATACCGCCCAGCATATGAGTCAAGATATCATCTTGTGTCTCATCTGATTCTAGGTCAACATATTCTTTTGAAGATCCCTGCTTGATTGACTTGTCAGGTCTCTTTCTCCATGTGTCTAGGATATCATATAGTTCAGGGTCACTGTCGATATAACGACGAGACATTTCATTGTATGAAAATCCTACCGTATGTTTAAACCACTGACGAGCAATGAAGATAGGAACCTTCGCTCTAAAAGTTATAGTACTATGAGTAAACGGAGTGAAGTGATCCTTTCTGGCAAGGAACTTAATTAGTTTTAAGTCATGTTCAGAAAGTTTATTGGCATGTTTACCGAACGATACACGGGCTGAATTAACAACAGTCAAGTCTCCACCCATGCTATCTACATAATCAATCTTCATTGGTACTAGAAACAAACTCATCGGGTTCTCCCATAATTTCTGAGGATATATCTTCAAGACGGTGAAGGATACGAACATGATCTAACTCATTGGGGTAGTGCTGTTCGATGTGGTGTCGGATGTCTTGCTTGTGACGCTCCGACAGTTCTTCTTCATATGAATGGAACTGCATGTCTTCCATTAACTGTCCACGGTATTCAATCTTTACCATTACTTTTCCGTAAGCGCACATGGTGCTGTCTCCTTAAGTAGATAAGCTTTAAGTTCATTAACCAACCATTCAATCTTAGACACATCACGAAGGACAACCTTCTTAATGTCAGGCTCTTCATTAAACTCATAGCTGTAATACTGTAGAGTAATGAAAGCCTTGTTTGATATAGTCTGCAAGTCATCAACAATTCTGTCATCCATTGGCGACATCCTTTCCGTCTTCAGCTTCGAGGTGTGCCTTGAAACGTTCGGCATCCTCTTCGTTAGTAAAGCCATCTTCAATCTCTCCATCTGTAATACGACAGACACAGAACCAAGAGTTACTCTTAACAATTTCCCAAATCATTTTATTTTCCTTGTGAAAATTCATAACGGTACTTAGACAAGATAACATCAAACTTAGACGAGTCAATGTTATCCAACTTATGTGAGTGAGGTTTAATATACTTCTTATTCATATAGTTCTTCCACTGCTGTGCAATACTAGGGAACACCTTCAAGATACCTTGAGGCTGGTCCTTACTAGCAGGGAAATGATACCATACTGGATCATGTACATTTAACTCACCATCATTATGCAACTGTTGCACTTCATTAAGGTTCTTGTTTTGTTTAGTTCTATCTACAATTAGATACAACTTGTCCTTCACTACTAGGTTAGTAGCTTTCTTCCAACAACCTGCAACAACGAACCCATCACGATCAACTAGCTTACGCATATTATCTCCTTGGAAAGTAGTTATTATAACGTGGGTTTTTTAAACGCTACTTTCCTATCGGGGATTCAATCAGATTTCTTTAGGCAATTGTAACATATAAGTGCAACTACACAAAGAATGAGTACAGCAGTAATGAAATCTATCTGGGATCCTGAGACCCCCTCTGAGACGCTTGCCTCAGAGGGGACTCGGGATACCTCTAGTGTCGAGCAACCGCTCAACGCACACCTCCGGCGGCCTGAGCGACAGCCCACTCACGTCGGGACTTCTTCATGTCCGCAATGCGGTCGATGAACAAGTTGGGACCAAAGTTAACCTTCCACACAGTACACTTGATACCGTGCTTGGCTTTGTAATTCTTCTCGATCTCCCTAACTTCATGAATCAGTTCAAGAATGGTGTCCCTCTTCAGGTCCACTTCCCAAGTTTTCTTGGCCGTTGGATCTGTCTTGTTGATCCAGAAGGTCACCTTTGCAGTGAACGGCTTACCGTCCTTGCGGGTGATGTTGCCACGGACGGGTGAGGAAACGCTAGTGTTGTAGTTAGACATAATAGTCTTTCTGCCCTTAGGGCATGGAAATAAACAGAGGCCCGCCACATTGGCAGACCTCAGGTAATCATTTAAAATCTCTAGGACTCTTTTGTGCAGCTTCGGCATCATATCCCATTTCAATCAAACAAAGATCGTGCATAGTCAAGGGACCAACCCCGACACGTTCAGGGTATCTGCCAAACTTCATGAATATCTCAATCCATTTCTTTACGCAATCATTTTGATTACCGTAAGGGGAGACATCTGGGCCTCTTACCAGCCCATCAGGACAGGTCACATCGTACCAAATCTTTTGGTTGTCTTCCATGACCTCGATATCAACCACCACATGGTGATCAAGGTAATCGTACTCTTCTTCGATCATTATTTAGTCTCCTTATAATCAGGGCCGTATTCCATTCTCTTACGGATAGCGTCCATCTCCTCAGAGATCTCCTTTACATCAGCCATGAGACCCTCCACTACAGGGACAATAGTCCTAAGCCTGACACACAACTGCATCAACTTAGAACTATCTGTAGTGAAATGAGGGCGTATGAAAGAGGCTTGAGACCTCTTGTACGTATCAATTGCATTCTGATTCATGGGTATTCCTTGATTGAATCAAACAGTGGTTGGCCTGACCTGTACTGTAGGTCATAGCCGTGAAATCGGTGGACTCTTACAGAGTACCGAAGGAGATTCTTCATGTAATCTTTTTCGCTGTTGAATCTTTCGCATAGATCCTTGGCTATCTTGAGGGCATCCTCTTCTCTCTCAAATTTCCATACTCGGATAGCACAGAAACCCTCGGCATTCTTACACAAATCATCATAAACAAAGACACGAAACTCTTCGTTAAGTTCCATTAGTTTCCCTTTCAAAGGAATTTAGCAACTCGTTCAAAAGACTCTAGATCACAGACACCGTGATCTCTCCACAAATCATCCAGATTGTGGGTAATGTAAGACTGACTCAGCTTACACTTGCGGCCACTAAGCTGGTGCCTCTTCCGCTCCTTCCGCCACCATGCTTCTCGCTGCTTGTTGATCTCAAAGATCCTCTCTCGGATCTTCTCAGCATCCTTCACCTCGATACCGCTCCGGGGATTGGGATTGACAACCATTCTTTTATCTCTCATTGGATTCCTTTCAAAAGTTTTAGAATGTCTCGTTTAATATCATTATAAGGACACTTGTCCCCATACTCCTTGATTCTGTTGACAAACTTGGGAGTCGGTGGACCTACTTTCCAGTGAATTTGTTCACTAAGATACCAAAGCAATTCCCCCCACCACCTGTGAGAATCAGGGAACTCTTTCTTGCTGTCTGAGTAAACCCAAGTGTCGCCCGTGTTCTGATTCATTGTTTACCTCCTGTTATAAAGTCATGAATAAATTCAATTTCTGCTGGTGAAATCCCTTTAGTCTTAAGTTCTTTGGTGATCTCTTTTTCAAGACGCTCGTCCAGTTGACCCCAAGTTTCCTTAGCTTCCTGAATCTCTGGGCCGATCTCCTCTCGACGATCCGTGAGCTTTCGGAGCATCCTGTCCGACATATCACGGAGGATTCCCACAGGCAATCTGAATTCGACCACATCATCGTAGTCGTAGCCTTGGGTCTCATTCAGGATGCTTCTGAGTCTGATCAAATTGTCTTTGATCTCTTTTTGTGTCTCTTCAAGAGACTTGATTGTTGAACCGACGCGATTGCGGGTCTGCGCCAATTTTCTAGTATGGTCACGCATTGTGTTTCCTTTCTAAGAAACAGGGTTAATTGGATACCTCGAACTCGTCCATCTTCTGAATCAACAGATCAAACTCACCGGGTTCCAAGCTCTCCCGAAGAGAGAACAAATCCACGCCGCCGAGGAAATCAGGTTCCTCAGGAAAATCGGGATTCTTCACACAACCAGTGAAGACCACCGAGACACCATTGATCTGCCGAATCGAAGCAGACACCCAGTCCTCAGTGGAAGCCGCAAGCATACGACGGACGATAAGAAGATCGATATCACTGCATTCGTACATTGGAGATAACCTTTCGGAAAGAAATAAGCAGGGGCCACCTTACGCAAGGCAGTCCCAAGAATCCCTACAGAGGCCCGGAGAGGCCGCCTGAGGGCTTTGAATGATAAAGATGACCCGAGACCCCACTTGATGGTCGGGGGTCTTAGGGAGGATCCTACGGCTTGGCCTTCCCACGGGGGATTGTGCGAGACCTTCCCAAGGAGGATGATAGTGGAACAGCCGCAAGGGGTCTTGGTGCGGGTGGTCTTGAGGGGTCTTGAGCGGAACTCTTGGGGGAGGTCCGTCATATTAGCCGACAATGGTAGAAATGTTGTGACGGGACACACGGTTGCCGAACTTATCGACAAACAGCATGTGTGATGACCGCTCAAAGTCACGGTAGGCGTTGAAGTGCGCCTTGTTGCCGTGCTTGTCAGTCGCCACAGCGGTGACATGCTTAATTCTCTTGCTCATACCCGCCAACACCTTGCGGGCATAGATCAGCGCAGGCTCACCTGTGGTCCGAATGCCCAGATCAGTGACATGATGATCCGTCCGCACAGCCTTGAGCCGAAGCTCCCTGATAGTGGAGGGATGATCGTGAGGAGTGGACGAAACCGTGTGAACGTGGTCCCTGAACTTCTTGTTTCCATTTGTCATCAAACTCCAGAGGCTGGCTTCCAGCTCCTTGAGACACATGTAACGAACCATGTGATAGTGGGGTCGCCACTCATTGCGGCAGTCATCAAACTTCCAACGCTGACTGAATGCGTCCTGATCGCCAATCGAGTAACGAATAACATCGTACTCTTTGGCATTCTTCTTCCAAGTGATAGTTGCGTTTGAGTTCGGGTGAAACATAGTAAAAACCTTTCCCATTGGGGATGATAGTGGAAGGCACATTAGAGCCACGCACGATGCGTGATCCAATGAAACCAAAAGTAAAACAGAGTGAAAGTGACATCCGTGTCTGAGATCATCCTTGATCTCCTTTCTGAAATAACCCCGCCCCCCGTTAGGGGAGCAGAGTTACGCTATCAGCTCTTGTCAGCCTCCAATCTAAGGATGACGGCTCTTCCGAGCAGCAGGCCACTCATCACGAAGATGAGGGCGTACCCGAGCATAAGCATGCTCACGACACCATACTCGGCAGTCTCTCTGAACGACGCCAGAAAGAGAATCATACCGAAACCCACCGAAAAAGAAAGGAAGGCCACCAAGGCCAACACACACTGCTTGAGGGCATACATCATGTACACCTCCTTCAGTCGTCAGTATCAATAAGAGGAAGAAAAGTCATAACAGCACAAACAACAATAAGCACAATCAGAGCAATAATATTAATCATTGTATGTCCTTTCGAGACACGTGATAGTGGAAGAAAACAAGCGACACCCTCGGTAGAGGGTGGGCTTGTGCAGGGCCGGGCGATTAGCCCTGTGAGGGATCGTCAGAATCATCGTCTTCTTCGCAGACGATTTCCATCAGAATTTCACCATAGTTAGCAGCCTCTTGATAGTTACTACTTTCTCGCGAACTTTCGTCAACGGACTCACCGTTCGCCCAAACAACTGTGTGATAATAAAATGCCGAATCTTCACCGAGATCGAACATCAGGACAGTAGAGAACGTGTACGTCACTCCACCTACAACCACTTCAACTGAACCCATTTGTCGCACACCTGAACCAATAGTATCCGAAGGCTCAGTCCACTTCTGAGTAAGTTCCTCGTCAAACCATGTCAACGAGTCGTTAGCTTCGCGGGCATCTTTCCAATTCTTAGGAGTCATGTAGGCATCTGTTGACAGCATGATATCAAGAATCTCTCCTTCAATCTTCTCGATATCCTTCCTATAATCATCAGCCATCATCTTAGCTCCTTCCGTACCTTCTGTTCGGTAAACAAACTCGCAGTCGCTAATAAAGCGTCGGGTAACTTCGTACATTTTTTTGAGGGAGGTGATAGCGGTAGTGGTGACGTTAGTCATGGTTGGCTCCTTTCAAGAGCTAAGGGGGGGTACTGGGGGACTTTCCCAGTGAAATTTTGATTATCCCCCCATGTAAATTCCTGACCCCCTAGTCGATTTTCCAACCCGCCAAAAGGATTGCCAAGTCCTTACCGTCTACCACAGTGTCTAAGTTAAGATCCCAAGGGGACATATAGGTGTAGTCCTTCTGAGGCCACGGAAGGTCAATAACATAAGGTGGTCCCCAGTCACTTAAGAGTGCGCTGAGGTCATCAGCATCAAATTGTGTTTTAATAACAAAGAAGTGAAACCTACGGTGGCACTCCGTAGGGGTAGGCCATAAGTCAGTGCGGTTCCGCTCCCAGCTAACGTAGATCTCGTTATCTGAGATTATAACTTCATCATAGGGAAGCATGGGTTCACCCGGTTGCGAAGAGACCGGAGATCCCGCCAAGCGTCCCGGTACAAGATCGAAAGTGTAGGTAACACAAGCAGTTACGTTCTCGTCCCACTTGAGTTTGGCTGCGCCTTCGTACACCGTACGTGGTCCATCTGTGTAGATCTGATAGTCCATTACTGAATTATCATTATTAGTATCATCTAAAGGTAACAACGGGAGTGTAGCCAGAATCAAATAATTTAACATGTCAGACTCCAAAGAGCGGCATAGCCGCAGTGAACTTTGAGTAATCCCCCCGGTAATCAATAGGGGTACTTAGTTATATAATATATAGGTATAATAGAGGGAGTCTATAGAAAGAAATCTATAGACTCCCACTCTCTTTTGTTATACTGTGGGTTTTTTAATATGGCTTTGGTATAAACCTTTGATTAAGAGCTTCTGTTAGACTCTCAGGAGTCGTATTAAGACTGTCTAATTCCTGACGTGGTGTCGTCTCAGGTTTACGCTGTCTCATTGCATCTACATTTGGTTCCGTTGCAGAAGTTGTAGCAGGCGTAGACTTAGTAATCTTTGGAGGATTTTTAGGTCTTTGTATTTTCTTAGAATTATCTTTAAATCCAAACAAAGGCATCTTAGTATCCCAAGACCTTAACCCGAGTGACACAATAGGCATAAACGGTAAGGGAACAGTAGATGACATGTTAGCTGCGCCGCGTGAGATATTACCCTCTTGAATATCACCAACGCTTTTCATTGTTTTAGCGGGTAACTGAAGAATCTTATTAATCATAGCCAACGAAGCAAAGTTAAATATCTGGGTGTTTTGAGGTCTTTCTCCTCGCAACACCTGTGTAAGAGCCACAATAGGCATTTGATTCATACCAAAGAAAGGAACTGACATTAGGGCATCTCTAATTTCTGACATAGGGTCTTTTTCCCATTCTTTTAGAATTTCTTCAAAAGTCTTAGAGTTTTGCATTTGAACTAACTTATAATACATGTATCCCGATATAGCGTGACCTAAGAAAGCTGAGGCAAATAACGCTGGGCTTACAGTTTGCGCTTTTCTCAATGACCCAAACACAGATGAGGCATAGTTTGTTAATTGAGTAACTAACCTAGAGAAAGCACCAAGTCTTCTAGAACCTAAAGCAGCATTCTCTGAAAGAGTAGGCTGTTTAGCGTATCTGGTTGACGCATTAAAGGCAATTTCTCTAAGAGCCATGATAACCTGAGATGTTTGCGCTCTTTCTTTAGCTGAAGAATTATAATCAAAGTTAATTGTTTTCATCATTTCTTCAAATGGGATTCCTTGTTTAATTATGGTATTGTAGTTTTCTAACCAAAGTTTTTTAAAGATAGGAGCTAACTCTTCTGAGAATAAACCATTTCTCATCATGTCAATAACAGCATCTAATGTTTCAGCAGAAAGTTTAAGTTGTTTTAAATTATCTTTAATTTCAGTAGATGTATAACGAGTAAGATCTCCCATTCCTTGCACAACTTCGTAAACCGTATCAAAGGATGCGTTACTTTTAAGGTTTCGAGAAGAAACAGAAACAGTATGACCATCCGAATGAGTAAATGAAATATCTGCATTAGCCTCATTTACAAACATAGAGTTTAATTCATTAATCCATTTCCTAACACCACGGGCGCGGTTAATGGCTGTTTGATAATCTAATCCTGTAGATGAAACTTTATACATTCGTTGGACAGCTTTGTCTGCTCTGTTTTGACTAATTTGCTTAGGGTCGATACCCATCTTTAACATAAGAGTACTAGACTCTCGTTGTAAATCTCTGGTAATATGTCCCATTCCTTGGATCCACTGTTGAAGAGCTTCTCTGTTTCCTAAGTTTTTAAAGAAGCCAATAGATTCACGCCCTTCTTGTCTAATAGAATCTAAGGATGATTTAAGTTCACCGATAATAGCCATAGGGGTTTCTTCAAGTAATGCCGCCATGCCTAAACGAGGGCCAACACTTAAAGCTGTACCAGCGTCAGCAATAGTAGTAAGCATACTAATAAAACCAATAGAACTTTTATCTGTCTTATCGTAAGACAAATTACCCATAGCCATATGGTAGGCATCTTCTAAATACTCTAAAACTTTAGAATATTTTTGTTGCTCTGTTTTACCTAAAGTTCTCTTTTCATAACCCTGTAAATTAGAGTTTACAATAACATGTTCAGGTTTAAAAGTAGAGTCTTCATTAGCGTATCGAAGTAATCTAATTAAATCACCTACGCCAAATCCTTGCATACCTAAAGCATTACCAACAATTTGCCTATCAAAGGCTTGTCCTGCTTGACCTCGTTTGACAGCATCAAAAACTTCAAGCGGGTCAACATTAAGAAACCTCTCAATGTTAGGATCATCTAAAAGTCTAGCGTTATCTACAAACCTATCGTTTATGAAACTATAGGCAGAAGAACCAGATGTTAAAGCATACTCTTCTGCTACAAACTCAATAAGTCTTTCTTTGTTAGCACTAGAAGATGATTTTTTACCAGATCTAGGTGTCTTACTATCAAGCCTATTTTCGATATTATTCATCATTTTATTCTGTTTTTCTGATACGGTAATATTTTCTTGGTTAATCGACTCGTAAAAATATTGTAACTCTTCTCCGCTTAATAAATCATATTTGCTCAGTTTACCTTGTTTTATATCATTTGTAAAGTTAGCCCACGCATCAGCGGGTGTTGAAGCTTCGTCTAAATACTTCTGGTAAACACCACTAGCTAAATCCATTCCGGTAATACGAGTAGGAGCATCAATATCTCCTTCTAGCCTATCAGCAAAAACTAAAGAAAATAAATCTTCGTGGATAAATTTATTGTTTCTGTCTGTCATTGTGCTGTATAAATGATCAGCAAAGGCTTTTCTAAATGTTTCTCTTAGATCAGGATTATTAGCCATTTCACCTCTTGTAAATAATTCATCAGCAAATTTAATAGGGACAACACCACTCATAATAGCTTCCGCTGCAAAGGTAGAATCAAACCTACCGTTATCAACTTGAGCCGTTAAAATTTGTTGATATACACCATCTTTAGGATCAGCCCAAGCTCTTGCGGTTTCAACTAAGATATCTAATGTATGATCTAATTCAGGATCAGTAATTTTGCCTGTTTCTGGATCAAAAGGAAGTTCTTCGTTTGCTTTTTTATAGATTTTATCTAATTCAGCAATACCGATTTGTTTAGCTTTAGTTTTACCGGCCCATCCTGTAATTGCTCCTGAATCGCCGTCTCTGTTCATAACCATTTTCCAAAAGAGTCCTGTAAAGGCTTGATAAGAAGCAACGCCTGTCATACCTCTAGTAGAGTTAATTCTTTTAAGATCTAACAAAGGTTTCATAAGAGGTTCAAAAACACCATCTAAATGAACTTGAAGTCCTTGCATAGTAGGAAGAGCGGTATTAAAAGATGATGTAGACACAAGATTTTTTGTATCGACCATTCCTAATAACAGTAAAGAAATACCAGACTGCCCATCTTTATTGTTAGCTAAAAACGCAAATCGTCTTGCCCCAAATGGCTGCGCTAAATTAAGCATAAGTTTTTCAACAGTTTGTCTTGACATTAATCCCATAGAAGCATTAGCCATTAGAGTAAACATAGGACTATCAATAAGAGTGCCTTTACTAGCATCTTTAACGAAACTATCTAAATGTTTTGTGACAGCTCTTAATTTATTTTGTGTATTATTATCTAATAAATTAGGATTAAACCTACCATCTGCTATAGTAGCAGCTTTAATGTTTTCATCTAAATATGCTTCTCTTTGTTCTGGAAGTGTTCCTACTTCTGTGGCTCTATTATATAAATGGTTGGGTTTAAAATCTGGACGAGGGTCACCTCCAATCATCTCGCTTGAAATCTCGTCTGGATTATTATAAACAACTTTATGTAAATTAGCCTCAATATTCATAGGGTGAGTAAGATCATCAATACTTACAGGAGAAGATTCGGCTACACTATAATAAGAACGCAAACGAGAAATATAATGATTAGAATCACTATACAATTTAGCAAGTATATCAGTATCCTCATTAAGTAAAGCTCGTGTATCTTTCCCTAAAATAGAAGTAATAGCGAATAAAATACCAAAAGTTTCATTACTACGTACCGCTTTAATGTCTTCTTCATCAATAAATTTACGAATGTGTTCAACTCTGTTACTATAATCTACTCTAGTTTCAGCACCAAATAATTCTTTTTCAAGAGCTATAAAAGCATTAAAACCGTCTTCATCTTTTAATAACTGCTTTGCTCTAATGATAAACGATTGCATTCCGTCTTTACTCATTCGTTTACCAATAGCGTGGCCTAACTCTTCTAGTACAACCCCAGCAGCACCTAACTTACCGATTTTATCAAATTGTTTAGCTAAATTGTTAGCTACTTCAATTCTTGTTCTAAGTGTTGCTGCACTTGTATCTGATAAACTGACATTAGCGTCGTTAGCTACCATAGTAACAGAATCATCTTCATCAAACAACTGCTTTAACATTGTATTGTTAGACCTATCATTAAAAACAATCTTAAGAAGTAATTTATCATCGTTAGTTAAAACGCCTCTTGTTACAAGAGGGTTAATAGCTTCAATAAATCTAAGGTGTTCGGGACCATTATCAATAAACTGTTTATCGCTAAACGCAAAGTCTACCGTATTAACTCCCTTCATAGCTTCACTGCCGTCTGTTCTATCTAAAAGAGAAGTTTGTTCTGCTTTAGCTACCGCTCCTACTTTTGCAGATTCAACAGATTGACTGTCATACACTTGATTACCGTTAACAACAGGAGTGTTGTTATCATCAGCTATATCGGCACTTCTAATAGTACTAGTAAACCAATCATCAACAAGATCAACACTGTTAATATCATTGCTTTTAAAATCTGGATCGTTTTTAATTGCATTTTGTTTTTTAGTTTGAATAGCTTTTTTAATTTCTGTTAAAATAGGAAGAACATTATCTTTAAAATCGTTAAACGCATCTAAATCATTAACAGCTCGTTTTCCTTTTAAACTGTCTTTAATGGCTTGTTGTTTTTTAAAGATATTATATTCAGAGCTATTTTCAGATAAAAACGGGACAAGTCTAGCAGCTCTGTAAACATCGTTTTTATTTCTAGCTACGTTATCGTCTGTATTAAAGATTTTATCTAATTCTACCGGAGTTAAGTTTAAATCTCTTAAAATACCCTGTGCCATAGTTTGTTCTGCTGATGAAAGAGCAGCTTCAATTTGAGCATTACTGTAAGTAACAAACTCTGCTTGTTTTGCTTTACCTTCTGAAATAAAACTATTTCGTTTGTCTACAACAAACTCAGCTTCTGGTTTACCTTTAACTAAACCTTTAATAGCCTCACTAAGAATTGCGGCTTGTCTACGAGTTTTACTAATAGATGATCCAAATTTAGTAAATGGGTCATGGCCGGTAATGTTATCTCCTAAACTTTTTCCAAAAGGAAGAGACTCTAAACTAAGAGTTGAAGTAAACCTTATAGCGTCAATCATATCTTTACTACCAATTGAGTTTACAGTATTTAATTTTTCACCCGCCATTAGTTTAATTTTAGCATTACCGATAATTCTATGAGGAGCTGTAACGTCTCCAAACTGATTGACTAAAGCTTTATGCTTTCCACCAAGTAAGTTTTCAGACTTACTAGACAGTAATCGTTCAAGAGTCATATCGGGGCTAACTTTACCAATTATTGTTTCAATATTAGGATACCTTTCTAAAAGGTCGGCAGCAACTGATTCTGTTAAAGGAATGTTTCTAGTAATTTCAGACAACAAAGCAGTATTATCAAAAGCTTTAGTAGCTTGCTTAAGTCCTTCTGCTTCTAATGTAAGAATGTTTTTTAAATTTTCTGGTTTTTCTAATGCTTCTACTAATTCAGGAAAGTCTGTTTTAATTCGATCCATAGTTTCAGAATCTAACTTATACTTAGCATCTTTCCAAATTCTATAAGCTTGAATTTCTGCTGATGTAATTTTATCTTGTGATTTACCTAAAATAGCAGAAACAGTATACCTCTTAGCGTAGTTTTGAGCGTAAGCACTTAAGTATAAAGAAGGAGAGTCACCAGTAGAGAAAACACCAAGAGCATTTAAAGCGCGTTCAGGGTTATCACCACCGTAGCTATCTACATATCTAGAATTAGGATCGTCTAATAAGACCTGCCCTAAAAACTCAGCATCGTTAGCCAACCACGCTAATAAGTTACCGGCTGTAACATCGTTATTAACAATAGTATTTTGAATAGCTTCTTCAATGGTTTGACCGGGGAAAACAGAATCAACCGATTCTCCCCTAAGATCATATAAATCCGTAATATTTCTTTTTGCGTCAAATCCCCATTGCGTTAAACTACGTAATGTACTTTCTTCTTCTAAAAGAGAAGCTTCGATAAGAAGATTTAATTTTTTCTCCATATCTTGTAATGATCTATTGTTTTTAATAGCGTTAATAATTTTATCTGGGTCTGTTTCTTCTAAAGAGTCAACAAAATCTCTTTTTTGTTTTTCAAAAGCAGAAGAAGCTAAAGCAATGTCTTGCCTTGTCTTCATAGCTTCTTTATTAGCTAATGTAGCAAAGTAATGTAATAATACAACATCATACTTACCCTTTGATGCTGCTTCTTCTAATACTTTGTTTCCTCCTAAGTTTTTTACGTTATCTACAAAGTTGTCTAATTCTGTTTGAAGTACAGCTCTAGTTGTTCTTAATGAAGGAGAATCTGAAATGTTTAATGCTACTGTATCAAAAACAGAGGTAGGTAACATTGATTTAAAAGCAATAGGTTTGATATCATCAATATTATCTAATGTTTTAACATAAGCTAATTCTTCTATTGTGAAAGGATCTTGCTGCACAGTAACTCTTTTGTCTTTAATTTGTTTCTCTAAAGATCGCATTGTTTTAACGTTTTGTGTTCGCTCTAACTGAGCCTTACGAAGAATAGTAGCAGGAGCATCGTTAAAGTCAGATAAGAAAGTTTTAGGTAAATAACCTAAAGCACTAGGAAGCGCATTAACCTGCTGTTGCATTTCACTTCCAGTAATACCTACCATAAGATCATCAATAGTTCCGTCTCTTGCATCAGTACCGCTATCAACAATTTTAGACAGCATTTTTCTAAGGACATCTAATTTTTCTTTTTGTCCGTTATCCATATCTTCAAATAAAAGATTATCAATACGTCTAATTTGATCTTTAGCGTTTTTTCTTAATTTACGTGACAATTCACTATGGTTTTTCCACTCGTTTAAAAATCCTCCGTGAGTAGAAGACTCAAACTTACCTTTAGAAAGAACAGGCATATCTTCGTCTTCAACAAAAGAAGATGCTTTTTTAGCCAAGTCAAGTAAAGTCAATCTTCTAATTTCAGCGTCAAACACCTCAGGATCACGAGAAAGATTATCTGGCTTCATACCAGCAATTGAAAAAGCGGCGGTTTCATCAGGACGCACTAACTTTTCAATTAATAAATCTGGTCCTTCGGTAGTTTTAGTATAGATACGTCCGTGATCAGGACCAATAGCTAATTCCCTAAAGAAGTTTTGAACAAATGCTTTTCTACCCATAGGAGATAAATTATCGAAAATTTGCATAGCAAACTCTTCTTCTAATCCTAAAGATGTAAGCAATGATTTAAATTTCTCTAAATCGAATTTATGTGCCTGACGAATATAACTGTTTAAAGACGATAATTTGATATTATTAATCTCATCTTGATCTGTAATATCTTTCCATAATCTACGGGCTTCAGGATAATTCTTATTTTTAATGGCATCTTGAAGATCTGTATTTCCTTCAGCATCTCTTACCATATTCATAATAAGTTTTCTAATTCCGTTTGCTGACTCAGTGTTGTTTTTAGCAAATCCGTTGTCAGTAAGAACAACAGCCTGACCCATCATTTGACGAAGAAGGTTATTAAACGAATCAGCTTCAGACAACTCAATGGGTCTATTACCGTCAATAATAGAATTAAGTTCCTGTTGTTTTGATTCGTTATCAGCAACCATTGCTCTAAGACCAGTAGGATCTTTAATTGCATCCCCTGATCCTCTAAGAGTAGAAGCTCCTGTAAGGCTTTTCCTAACGCTTCTAAACTTAGTTAATACGGTTCTAAGCTTTTCGTTATTCATATTTGAGCCTTTACCAAACAAGTTAGTATTAACCCAAGATAATCCTTCTTTAGCAGAGCTTTCATGAAAACCGTTTGCTAATAACTGAGAAGCTGTTCTAGCCATACGTTCAAAGTTAGATGTAGTAAGGGGAATCTCATTATCACTAATAAGTTTATCTCTGTATGTCACAAAGAAGTTTTCATAAATAGCCTTAGCCATAGATCCTACTCCCGCCCCGTAAGGCTGGGTCATACTAGGATTTTTCATAATTGCTTTAAGATCTAATAAAGGATTACCGTCTGCATCAGCGTAATTAAAGATTTTAGCTGAAATTTCAATAGCCTCATCAAGATCAGGACTAGCCTCTCCTCTGGAAGCTGCCTTTTTAACTGCTTCTCTAGTAGTAGGATCGTTTAAATCATTTTGAACAATTTCTTTAGTTCTTTCATAAGATGTTTTATAGTTAGATTCTAAAAACTCATCTAATCGACCCGCATCTACTTCTTTTACTAATTCAGATAAGAAATCTCTAGTAGCTCCTGCTCCTTCAACGCCATTAACAATTGAAACCATGACGTTATTACCAGAAGCATCAGCATCGAATTCTCCAATAGTAGGGAACAACTCTTCTGAAATAGCTTTTTGTTCTTCTACAGATAACTTTTCAATTTCACCACCAAAGAAAAATTCACCAAATGACATATCTTCGGGGACGTTTTCTCGTGTTTCTGGCTTAAGTTTACTACGCCACTTTCCGCTTTTCCATGTTTCAAAAGCAGTAGAAATTAAGTTTTCGTAATTAAAGGTAATTTCAGTAGCAGCAGCTAAGGCAGCATTAATTGTATCTGGCCTAGCATCTGCAATAGGGAAACCAAATCCTAATCCCCTAAAGGGATAAAAAGTATTCCCATCTTTATCTTGTTTTGAGAAGTTCCAAGCAAAATGTTGTCCGCTTGTACTAATCTCAGAAGATAACATAGGGAAAATAGCATCATGAACTGTAGACATAAAAGCTGGATCGCTTCTAAGCATATTAATCTTATTTTGCTCAACCCGTTCTTTAATGTTTTGAGGAAGTTTTTCAGTCAAAGATCTAATAACAGGGGTAGGTAACAAACTGTTTTCTGCTCTAACTCTATTTGGAATATCTTTGACTTTTAAGTTCTCTAACCAATTTTCTAATACATCTAAGTCTTCATCAGTAAGATCATCATCTAAGAAATATCCTTGACGTTTTTGAACAACGTACTCATCAAACATATTAATAAGCTGGCTATCAGTTTCTTTTTGAATACCTGTTGCTCTATTAGCACCCAAGGTTCTCTTTGCCTCTCTGCGTCCACCTGTGACCACGAGAGACGTTTCAGACACAGAAGATGTAGTAGCCTTTTCCCCTAACAGTGCGCTTCTAACGGCTCGTGCTGCTCTCTTTGGGCCTAACGCTGCTCTTGTTGATCCTAATTCGTTAGGACGAGTAAGTTTTCTATTCCCTAAACTATCATTTAAATCATTTAAAACACGAGCTGCTTTTTGTTCTGGGGTAATTGACGGAGTATCATTAAAGTAATCGCCAAAATCTAATCTATTAATAGCTCTAGTAAAATCACTATCCCAAGAATCAGCATCTAAAGTATAAGCATTATTATTATCGTAATACCTACCTCCGTTATTATTAAACTGTGTAGTATAGAAACTTGCTTCTTCATCTAATACGTCTTCCATGGAATCTAATAAGTTTCGTATTGATCCATCTCCTTTATAGAGACCTGTTCCATCAATCTTATTGTTATACATATTATCGTAAATTCGTTGTAAACCGGGAATAAAAGTATCCCTTAAAGCGGGTGCTACTGAGACTAATTTATCTTGGAGAGCATTCATAACAATTTTAGAATCGTAAGAATCCACTTTTTTATTTAATGCCCCAGATTCAGTATCAATTCGTAGCATTAATCCCAATAAGTTATTAGCTTTAAGAACACCAATAAGTTCTTCTTTATTGATTGAAATATCGTAAGAAAACTCAGTTTCAATACTACCGGTAACATTTTTAGGGCTGTTCTTAGCTCTAATAATATGGCCGTTAATAGACTGCAATGCTTTTAAGATAGGTTTAACAAATCCAATAGCTGGTCTAGACTCAGCTATAACACGTTCAGCAGCAAGCCTAACTTTTCTATCGATAATATCTTGTCTTCTACTTTCAATAATACGATCAATAGCTTCTCTTTGGCTCTTTTGTTTTTTCTCTAAAGCAGCGAAATGTTTCTTCTGTTGATCTGTTCCGTTCTCCGCTAAATAGTCTCTAGCGGACTTAATTTGTTCATCTACTTCGATAGTATTAATCTTAAGACCATCGCCTCTTTCTCTCCACGCTCTAGGAAGTTCACTCCGAAGATACTGGGCTGCGTTAGGATCTTTACCATCCCTAGCCCTTGCCATCATCTCTTTAACAGAAAGTGACGTTCCAATGCCTTTCTCCATAGCCATAGCCCACTTATTGTTTTTTATTTGCTGTGGATCATCGCTTTCACGCACCACAAGCATTTCAAGAGCTGCTCCAAATTGTCCTTCTGATAGAAGATTAATAAACTTTTGTGTACGCATATCGTTTATTTTATTAGCTTCTACTAAACCGAGTAATATCAAATTAGTACTTGCTTCATTAGATCTTGCCCTATCTGCATTAGGCGCAGTTTCTGCATTTCTTTTCTGTTCCCTGAACGGTGCTAAAGCTTCGTCAATTTCATCTGTTGTATTCTGATACTCGTCGCTTTCATCTCGTGCTTTTTGTTGTTCTCGTGTAACTAAATCATCAGCTTGTTCTTCAACGGCTTCTCTAATGACTGCTTCAATGTTTTGAGTCGCTTTACTTTTAAAGATATCATCTGTAAAGTTTCTATCAATAATAATATTGTCATACGCATCTCGTTGTTCTTGAGTTGCATTGTCCCAAGCTTCTTTAATTTTAGCAGCAAGTTTTGTTTTATCTTTAATCTTATTAGGCTTTTCAATACCCAAAGCTTCAGCTAACTCATTAAGAACTGCTTTATTAAAGTTTAAATCTTCAACATTACCCTCATTAATTTTATCTCTAATAGCAGCTACTTTTGCAATAGCTTCATTTAGTGATGTCTGCTGTTCTTTAGTAAGTAGTGAATTACCTTCTTCGTCTACAAGAATAGCTTGTCCTCTTCTAGCGTCATCGGCAGCAAGTTCTTCAAACGAGAAGTTATATGCTTCATTAAAGGCTGACTCTGTTGAAATACCTTCTTTAATTAATTGATCAAATAAAGTATGAGGAACTACTTCATCTCCTTTGCCGATTTCTTCTAAGAAATTATCTTCAATAACATCTTTAAGAGAAGCAATCTCATTAGAATCTAATGGAGCATCATCAGGGTTTAAAGCAAGTAGTTTATCTAACACTGCTTTTTGTTCTAGAGTAGCTCCGTTTTTCATTTTTCTTACTAAAGTTTCATCCATACCAAAGAGCATCATAGCAGCAATTGGATGCATATCTTCTTGTTTATTGATATCGTCTAACAGTTTTTCTTTAAGTAGTTTATTAAAAACTGCTTGGTTTGTAATAACGCTTTCTTTATTAGTAGCTGCATAGTTTGCTGCTGCTTGAGCTACTTGAAGTCCTACTTCTTTAATATCTTTATCCATATTTTCAATAGTAGTAGAAGCTTCTTTAATTTCTTCTTCTAATTTAGCAACACCTTCAGTATCTGCTTCGTCTGGGTTATTTTTGTTGGCTTCTCTTTTAGCGGCTAAAGCTTCTCTTAATTTTTCAATTTTTTCTTCTTCGGCTGCTAATTCTGTTTCTTTTGTTTTCTTTACTTCAGCTAATCTTTCAGCTTCTACTGAAAATTCATTACCTTCAGTTTTTGTTACTGGTTCTGCTGGCTTACCATCGTTAGTCAGTTCATTTCTTTTTGCGTCACTCTCAAAATCAGTAAGTGTTTTAACAGTTCCTGTAACTAGAGTATAACGCAAACCTAATCTTATTGCTCTATCTTGGACTTGATTTACTAAAGCGTTTTCTACTCTAATAGTAAAAGCTTCAGCACTAACAGTTTCACCTTCGGGAATACTATTAACTACTTCATCAACGGCTTTTTGAAAATTAACAGCTCCTGAGTTATGTGATTTTTCTGATAATTGATATAATTTTTCTTCTAACGTTCTAGCACTATTAGATGCGGATTCATCAGTTTGACCAAACTCAATTTTAGGAATAGCTTTATTTACACTAAGTCGTGCGTCTGCTGTCATATTATTTTCTGTAGCTACATTAATAATAGATTTAGTTACATTCCACCAAGATGTTTTTGCGATTCTTTCGTTAAAGTTCTTTTCAGCAAATGCTGTTGTTTTATTAAGCCAGTTATCAGGGCTTACTTCTGACCACTTATTAATAAGATTAGCTGTTCCTGTAACACTTGCACCAGCAGCATCAAACGTTCCACCAATAGCTGGTCCTAAAAGACCGCCCATGACACCGCCCATTAACATAGATTGGGTCATTGCTCCCGATTGGTTTCTCATATACGATAAAACATCAGCTTGTTCTTGACCAAACATAGCAACATTTAAAGAATCTTCATAAGCAGCCGCATAAGAATATTCAATTCTTCCCCAAACTAATCCTTCAACCGATCCGGCAATAGCTCTGTACATAGCTTTACCTGTTACCGATTTAGGCAGGTAGTCATTACCTTTTAAATAAGTAAGTAAATCAACACCCTCGTCTTTACCTGAAGTAAGTAATCGTCTACTAAGGGGTACTAATAATTCAGATAAAATCTGAGTAGGCATAACTTTCTGTAACAAACTAAGTTGGTCTGTACCTTTTTTTAAAAAATTAGATAACCTAAAAAATTTAGATTCTCTAGTAAGAGCAGCAATAGACTGCCTATTTAATCGGGTTAATAAACCAGTTCTTGACGCAAGCTGTTTTGAAGTACCTAAAGAAAGTAACCTTCCTGTTGCTCTAAGACCCCCTCTAGTAATCATACCACCTGCTTTTAAACCACCTGTTCCAATAGTAGCAGCAATGTCAAGACCTAAAGTAGGATCTAACATAAAGCCATGACCAAAGATTTTTGCGTAAGCTCCAAATGTTTTGTTACCTTGTGTTTCTTGTTCTAATACCGCTGCTTTATATTGAAAACGTTTTTCATTTAAACCAGCAGTAAAAGCAGCACCGTTTGATGAGTTCTTTAAGAGATCAAGAACATCGGGGTTATTAGATAACCAATCTTTAATTTTAGGATCCAAGTTATCTGATGTTTCAATGGCGTTTAAAAGAAGATCTCTAATTCCTTCTGTCTCTTTATCCCCCATCCAAATTTTATCTTTATACCCAAGAAAATCTAAAACAGGACCATCATCTCCAAAGTTAGTAAATGCTCCTCCTAAAGTATCAAAACTCGATACAAGAAACCTTCCCGCTCCTTCAAAAAATCCGGCGTTTTTATTCCAAGAAACACTGTCTTCTAAAGCCATTGCTTCTGATTGCCTTAACACAAAGTTTTCATCGTAACTAGGATCAAAGGTTGCGTTTTCTTTTTTAATCATATCAAGAAGCATCTTAATAGATCCCTTTGTCTGATCGTCGGCTATTGTCATACTAGCCCCTCGTGATACAGACTCAGGTACTTGACCAAACATAGACATTACTTTATGTGCATTAATAGCGTTTGTATAAGAAGCCTCAGACCACGACTCGCTTAAGTCATAGAAAGTACCTCCTAAGTTATCAGGTACGTATCCAATTAAACGGTTATTCATTACATTAGGGGCTGTTAAAGGGAAAGCCATAGCATATTGAATCGTTTTTTTAAACTCTTCTCCGCCTTCAAAACGAAGATTTTCAATTCCCGCTTCGTTAGCAACTTTAATCATTCTTAAAGATTCTCTATTATCCCTAGCAATACGTTCGTTAACTTCCTTAGGATCTAACCGAAATGGGGCAAAAGAATTGTACATAATATTGTCGTATTCTTCTGATACCGTTTTTGCTTCTTCTTCATCTAAAGCTGCTTCAGCGGCCATTCCATATTGAAGTGCAAAGGAAGTGTTTTTAACTCTTTGTTCGTATTGTTCCGTAATATCGGAAAGTTTTGGTGTTTTAAAAATCTCGTTCATTTTTTCTTGTTGAACAGAGTTATAAAAATCAACTGCGTTTTTAGAGTAGTTCTCACTACTGAAATTAATAGGCATATTTTTTTCCTTTATTGTGTGTTAGGGGGTAAATCAGGGGTGGGGAAGGGATAATTTTTATTAGGGTCACGATCTTTTGCATCGACTATAGCGGTATTTACGGTTGTTTTTACTTCTTTAAGATTACGTCCTTGAATCTCTTCTGCCTTAGTTGCATATTGGGTTGTCATTGATCCTTTTTTTACATCAAATTCAAAAGGTGATCTACTTGTTCTTCCCCAAGAACTGCCTTCTCCTACTTGTTCTTGTGTAAAATTACGAAAAGATCTAATACCTCTATCAGTAGCGTAATCAACGTATTCCATAGGTCCAAACGTCTCATTGCTTTGTTTTATAATTCTATTTTGCTCTTGACCACTTACACCGAATAAATAAAACTCGTATTCACCGTTTTGTTGATTATAACTAGAGTAACCCATCATCTTATTTCCTTCTGCCGTTTCAGGTTGCTCAAGTCTTTTTTCAACGTCTCTAATAGTAGCACTAAAATCATCGGGTGATTGGGTAGCATAAGCATGTTCTAAATAAGAAAGAACAGCAGCCGAAGTATGAAGACCTAACATAGATGGTCCATCTTCATAGCTAACACCTACTTGTTTATCAAACATAGTAGGAGAGGTATCTCCTCTTGTTGTTTTAATTTGTGTAACAGGAATTACTCCGTCTCCTCTTTCGTATAAAGTTTTATCTAAAATTCTGTCTAATCTTGTTATAGTCTCTCTTGGTAATGACTCATCATTAAGGCTTTTCCATTCATTAGTACGTTGTAAAAGACTTTCTTGCGTATTAGACGCAGCGTTAACAGAACCAAGAATAGAAGCTTGATTAACTTGCTGTCTTGTAATAGTGCCGTTAGTGCTGTCAGTTAAAGTTGTATTTATGCGGTTCCAATAATGGTTATTAACTTTAATATTAGTAGCAGTAGGAGGTAATCCAGCACCCGGTTTATATGGAGCTAATCTTAAAGGAATACCCATAAGATTATTATTAGCTTCCGTTCCATCTATCATCGGTGTAGGTACAGCACTAGTAACAGTTGTATCTTCAATATCAGTAGGCAACGCAGCCATAACGACTCCGACTCCTTCGGTTTGTGCTTGTTTAGTTATAAAATCAGCCGTTGGAGAAGGAGCATCACGTTGGTCTGTATTAGAAGCTAATAAACCGTTTTGAACTGCGGTTGATAATTCACCAGATTTTATAGCCTTATTAAGTAAATTTCCATTGCTATAACTAGAAAGAACATCGTAATATGTATCAAGATGTACTGCCTGAAATTCCTTTAATTCAGCTTCGTTTAAATTATCCACAGAACCACCCAATTGAGTTACAACAGGATCAACTTGATGTACTTCTTCGTCGGCCCAAGGAGTAACTTGAGAAAATTGCCTAAGGACATTTCTCATAATTGGTCCAGACCTTTGACTTGGATCTACAGTTCTAACCAAAGGGTTTGTAAGATCAACCATAGGAGTAGGGGTAATTTCAGATACAACACCTGTATCACCTAAATTAGAAACAAAATTAGTTACTCTAGTAATATAATTACCGATATTTTGAGAACCTGATTCTGTTTGCCCTTCAGTTAAAATCCACTCTAAGCTGTCTTGTAAACCACCAGAAATTGCCATGTCTCTTGGACTTGTTGAGTCACTAAGAATTTTTACAGTTGTATCATTTAAATTTAACATAGCCCCCGTAAACTTCCATACAGATCTTCTAACAGATTGGTCTGCCATTAAAGGAGAGTTATTAAGAGAAGATAAAGTTTGTAATGTAGCTACAGTTCTTTGATTATCTGTAAACCACTGCTCTCTTTCTTCTGGTTTTACGTTTTTTAATTCATCAGTAACTTGTTCCATTCTTGTAACTATTAACGATGCTGAGTCTCCGTTAACTCTACCAGCAGCAGCCACTTGATTGCCTGTATCAGCTAAAAGAAATGGGAGTACTACATTATTATCTTTAGATAACGTAAGTTTTGAAGTATCTGGATCAATAGTAAACAGGCTAGAAGAGTTAGCAATGTTTTGAGATATGGTCTTAATCATATTACGACGTATACCTTTTAATTGAGACACTAAAGGACTAAGCTCATCGTCAGCTTTAGGGTCATCAAGCTTTGTAATTAAATCATCAAACTCTCTCAAGAAATGACTTTCTCTATCGGTGTTAGGATCCGAGTTATTATACTCATCTACTATATCTCTAAATTGCGTTTCTTGAGGATAATCTAAAAGTAAATTATCAAGATCTCTAACAGTAGATTGAATAGGAGCAGTAACAGCAGTTGAATCGTAACTATCTTTTGGTGCTTTCCAAAACTCATTCCACATTTCTTTGTTAATATCTTTACCTTCAAAAAATTCTTGAAGAGGATTATAAACATCTTTAGGTTCAAAGCGTTGTGCAATAAGATCAAGAGCTATCGCAAAGTCTCCTCCTAATGGATCTGTTGTTAAATCAACTCCTGTGTTAAGGTTTCCCATAATTTTAGCATTAGACGCAATATCGTCATTCATTTCAGTAGCAGTTGAATACTTGCTTTTAAATCTAGGATCTGAATTAAGGATAAGCCTAGCTTTTTTTTCTTCTTCAGTAGGTGTTTCTGTAGATGACCAGTTAGCTTTTTTCTGTAGATCAATAAGTTCTTTTGTTTCTACAGAAGTAACATTACCTTTTTTATCTTCTTTAAGCCTAGTTTTAATTTCCGCTTGGACTAAAGTACTAATATTATTCATTGTTTGCATTGCATTATCATCTGGGTTAGCAGTAGTTAATGCTAGCTCAATATAAGTTTCTCTTACATCTGGAAGATCATTAGATGAGGGAGGGCGTACAGGACGGTCTAACATTGATTGGACACTACCAATCTTTAAAGTTAACGCTTCTGCTTCTGCTGGAGATAAACTTCTTCTAAAATCGTTTTGATACAAATTTGAGGTTTGCTCCAGTGTTTGCTGAATAAGAGCGGAGTTTTCTGCTCTAAATTGTACATCTAATAAAGAAGGATCTTCTTTAAGTTTCTTTACTAAATTCTGTACGTTTTTTCCTTGGTACTGTAAAGGATGATAAGACATAATAGCTGTTAACATCCCATCAGAACCTTTAACATCAAACTGCATATTTCTAATATTATCAATACCTGTAGAAATAGTATAAAGATTTTCTGCTAATTGACCGGGTGCTAAAGCAGGGTTAATTTTTCTTCCGTTTGACCAAGCAGCAAACATTTGAGATGGAGATAAATCCGATGTTCCTGCTGCATCTGTAAAAGGCATAACACCGTTAAACATATTTTCTTGAGATGCTTGTGCTGTACCTATATTAGATTTAAGAGTTTCAATTTGTTGTACTTCTATTGTTTTATTTTTTACTAAAGCATCTAAGTTTTGCATAATAGCGGGACTATCAGTAATAAGATTAGCAGGAATACCATTTTCTGCTGCTCTATCTAGAATAACACCTAAAGTTGTAGACCTTACCCCTCCCTCAGGACCAGTAAAATAGTCGGGGTTAGCCGCCGCCATTTCATTTAATGCCATAGTAGCGTTCATAACAGTAAAATCAGAAATAACTTTAAACTGATCTTTTAAACTTTTTAATTCTGTTCCTTTTTGCCAGTTACTAATTTGACTCCCTAATCTAGGAAAACGTTTTATAGCGTCACTTGCAGCTTCTTCTCTAAATTCTGCTTGGCTAGGGATATCAGGATTTGTTGATACAACAGGATAACCTAAAGTTTCTTTTTCAGTTTTTATAACCCAATCCATTAAAAAATCTTCGTCATTTAATGCGTTAATTTTAGCCTGTGCGCCAGCCGCTTGATTACTAAAAACTGCTTCAAATCTTTTTGTTAACGGTTTTGCCATAGAGTAAATAGCATTTATACGCGTTAATTTAGCTTTTTCATCAAAATCGGGGTTAGCAATAATTTTATCAGAAGCTATTTGTAAGTCTTCTGCTACTTCTCTATCTCCTTTATCTTTAGCTTTGTTAATTTCGTTAAAAATTTCAGAGGTTTTTCCCATAGCGTTTAATAACTCTAACGCCATATTAGGTCCAGTGTCAAAAGCTGATCTAGCGTTTTGACTAAACTGTGTTTGGCCTTGTTGAGATACATCAAGTGTTTCGGGAGTATCATATATTTCACCGGTTTGTCTTTGAACCCGGTCAAGCTGGCCCGGAATGCGACCCATCTGTTGTCTTTGATCGTTTTGTGTCGGCCTTGGTGGCATAGTTTATCTCCTTATATCGCAATATGTATTAGTTACCATCCGGTGATACCTTCGCTTTGTTTAAAAGAACCACCCGCAGAGGATCCTAATTGTGCGCCCGTTACAGCTCCGCCCAGAGCGCCATTAATTATTGCCCATGTTGTATTAGGATCTGATGGCCGTAGACCGGGTACATAACCATCTGCTTGCTGCATAGAGTCATCAATTTGATTAAGATTATTCCGATACTGTTTTTTAATAGTTTCTTCTGCATCAAGATTATTAAAGAACTCTGTCTCCCAGTTCTTAGCTCCCTTGTGTTTCATTTGCTCACGAATACGTTCTGCTGTACCTGAGTTAGTACCCATTTTCTGAGTAATTCTAATATTATTAGCAGCAACAGTTAATCGTTGGTTTTCTGACATAGCCTGCCGTCTATCTTCTGTAGTTGTTTGAAGATTCATACGGCCTCTAGCATAATTCCTAGCCATTTGTTCAGCATTCATTTGGTTCTGTAATCGCTTCATTGCATTAGCATTAGCGACTCCAAAGATCTGTTTACCTGAGTTCCAAGCTTCTTTAATTGTTCTATCATTATACTGAGCAACTTCCATTGCTCGTTTATCTTTTGCAGCTTGCCGCCCTCCAATTCCTCCTAAGACGCTTCCTGCAATCATCGTACCGGCCAGTATGTAGCCCATATCAATCCTCCATAAAAGAAAGTATTTTATCTAAGTGTTTATCTATATCTTCTGTATATACGTGCATAATCGAATAATTAGCTTCTTCTAAAGCCCTAGTAAGACACCATCTAGACCAATCAATGATGTCTGTAGGTGGATTAAAAGGAGATTCAAAGTCAATTATTTCTTTTTCTTTTTTATAAATTCTATTTACACTTGCTAATTGTCTTTCTTTGTCTTTACGTTCTAATATAATAAGCCTGTCTATGTTATACACTGGGGTTTTTAAAAGTAGGGCAGGCCAAACCTTTACACACATGTTTTTCCAAATGTGATCTTTAACTCCCTCTTCAGCAATGTGAGGGTCAATCTCCCAGAATCCCTTGGGGTTTTCATCCTTAGGGGTATAGTAGTTAAACTTCTTACCAGCAATAGGTAATCCGTTCTCTCGTAAAAAATTCATTGTGAATGAGGTTCCAACTCGTGGTCCTATTCCAGTAACTATTCTCATTGATTAAATTTCCTTAGAAGTCTATTTTTAAAATAACTTGGTCTTTTCATCTGAAGATCCTGTCCGTTTACTTGGACATTACCTATAGTTCTATCGTAACCGATACTTCTAATTCTTCTATCGTCGTTTTCCCAGTTCTGGATGATAGCTTCATTCCTCATATATTCAGCTTCTGCAACTTTATCGTCTACATTGATCCCTAAAGAATCTTCCCAGTATGATACACTGGACGCAAGAACATCTACTCTGTCGTCATGTTTAAGCGAACCCTTCATCTCTGTAATACGGGTAAGCTGACGTTGAGTCTCTTCTTGTTTAATTACCTTAGGATCTACAACAAGTCTATGAGCTGACATAGCTGGTTCAAGTGTTCCAATAATTCTTTTACTTTTATTACCAGAAACTCTAAACTCTTCAATACCTGCGTTGCATCCCATACGCCGCATGACGGGTAACAGGATTTGACCAAACATAGCATCACCAAAGTTAGACTCAAACCTAATAATATCTACTTCTGTTTCCATAGCCATCGTAACGATTTTCTCAAGTGTCCGCTCAGAGTACCCACCCTGTAAACCATCCAGCTCAAGAATAAAAACATAACCATTAAGATATCCGCTAACACAGACAGCGGTTTCATCTGCTCCTCGACCACTGGGGTCAATGTGCATAACTTTATGTACATAGTCCTCATAATTTTGCGAAACCCACATAGGTTCATACAGTACGTCTCCACTTAATCCAAAGGATGGTAATTTTTTATTAACAAATTTAGATGCCCAAACAATCTTTTCAGGGGCTACTGTATAATCACAATCAAGTACAATTAAATCAGCCAACCTAAGGGGATACCTGTCAGCGTCAGCCAGTGAGGTATCTAGGTGGTAGTGCAATGAGAATAACTTAGGTCCAACCTTGGCTTTACGCTCCATGAGAAGCTCTAGATCGAACCTCTCAGGCTGGGTAGACTCTCCGGGTTGGAGATCTAATTCTAATATATAATCAGCACAATGGTCAATCTGACCGGGGCTGTCAGGATCTGGCATCAGGGCTGGAAACTTGTGGATTGGATACCCATCGGCCATCTTACGGTAAATGGACTCAGAGGTCTGAGGCGTACCTAGGATGCGTACACCGCCCTCTCCGGGGTTACGAATTTGTTCGATCTCCCAGACCTTCGTGAGAAGCCGCTCACGGCTCTCTGCGGTCTCCGAGTTCTTTTCGATCTCCACATCATCCAAGATCACCCAATCGGCGTGAGACCCCGTTATCTGCCCTGTAACGCCTCGTGCGAAGCAGCTTAAATCCTGCCCGTGAGATGTCCTGTTTTCGACGTTAAATCCAAAGGCATTATCCTTGGTATTTGGGCCGGGTTCCATGTGCTGACAGTACGGGACAAGGGACAGAATACGGCGTGTCATGGAGATGAACTCCGTAGACTTATTGGCCGTAGCTGACATAACCATTACCGTAGTATTAGAATCCCTTAACAGTAGCCACGATGCAAAGCAAGCCGTCAGGACAGACTTACCAGCACCTCGACCGGCTTGAAGCTGAAAGCCCTCAGGGCCGTTCTGTAGCTTCTCTGCCATAGCGTATTGTAGTGGTGTAGGCTCCCCCAAGCCTAGATACTTGAAGCAGGCCCACAAATGATTCCTGAAGTCATCAAGCATTTCTTGGGGTATATTCATTTTTTCTTTTTACCTTTCTTCCACGAGATACGTGCTGGTCCCTTTTTAGTCTTGGCTTTAGAATTGCACTGAGACTTAGTAGGACGGCAAGCGGGGTAAGCTCTTTTGCTTTTACCCTTGGCAGATTTACGACCACAGGGTTTACCTGTTTTACAATCAATCCAGCCCTTACCATTATTTCTACTAAACCATTTTTTTAAGCCTTCGCTTTTTTTCTTAGCCATTACTTCTTCTTCCGTTTTTTCTTACCCCCAGTACCCCAGTTTTTAGCACCGACTTTACGGCATTTAACTAGCGCACCAGACGCATAGGCAGAGGGCCATTTGGTGTAGCGTGATTTAACTTTTTTAGTACAAGCGTCACTTGCTTTTTTCTTTTTCTTAGCCATTAGCATTTCCACCTTCGCCTTGCTTTTCGTAAACGACTGTTAGGATCTTTAGCAGCCTTAGGGAACTTTTTCATCTGACCGGCAGACCTAGCGCAGTAACTTTTCTTACGAGAACCACCACCCGGCTGAGGAGCTTTAAGCTTAGAACCAGTCTTACTATTAATCATTCGACGGCCTTTTGCAGTTAAACCGCCTTTTTTACTTTTACAGCCGTTTTTAATACCACAGCCTTTCATGGCCCCTTTACTTTTTCTTTTTGCCATAGGACTTCTCCTTACGTGGTGCTAATAGTTTCTTAACATCTTTGCCGGTATTTCTAGTAGTGGTGCCACACGCACATTTAAATTTACTTTTCATTTACGACCCCTATTCCTAGCCCGATTACGAGAGGCTTTTTCTTTAACAATACGCCCAGCTTTAGTGTGCGACATGTCTTTACCGTCACCGTTACCGTAAGTACCTGCCTTACGGTTAGCGGCGTTTAATTTAGCACGATACTTTCTGCGTTCAGGTGTACTATGATAAGAAGTATTATACTTGTTTTTCTTAGCTTTAGATTGTGGATTTTTATCATAATAATATTTAGAATTCTTTTTACCTGATGGCATAGTATCTCCTTGAATGCCCACCTTGGATTTTACCCCAAGGTGGGTCTGACTGGCCCTGAAGGTAAGTTCAACAGAACCAAGGTAGCGAACAATTAAGTCCCGAATTTAAACGGCGGATCAAGATTCATTTTATCAATGGTAGACTCAAGTCCTTCCATATCTAACTCATCTCTGTGATCCACGATCACACGACACACAACCTGATACAGGCCGGGTGTGCATTTTGAAGGGTCATCAAGATCTTCTGATAACCTACTAACTAATTTATCTTTTAACGTTGAGATATCACTCATTGTATTCCTTAGATAGATGCGACAAACACTTCTAAATCAACACTAGCGGTATTAGCCTGAGCGTTGAACGTGTCAATCTCAGAGAAAGCTGAGAAAGCCGCTCCACTTGTGTTAGCTTCTAGGTCATCGTTGTACATACAAAATGTTTGTCCAGCTTCTAGTTTAACATAAGCGGTATCACCACTTGTGTCTAACATACCCAGAGTAATGTAGTTTGCACTGTCTTTGTTTGTAATACGAATATATCGAATATCCGTTTTAATAAAAGCTCCAGCTCCTGCTGTAGTACCTAACGTAAGTAGAGTTCTAGCAGCAGCAGTATCAATAGTAACAATCCTGTGACTGACTTCATTAATAGAAGCAATAGTTAATGTGTTAGTTACTCCACGATTAACCCCGTTAAGTGTAATAGCCTCAGTATGAGTTACAGTAAGTGTAGCCGGTACAATGGTTGTACTCATGGTCTTCCTCCTCCTCCACCAAAGCCACCACCTTTAGCAACACGAGTACGAGTAACAGCAGTTTTTCGTTTCCTGCTTTTATTTTTTCGGCCACCAAGGCCACCTTTTCTATCACTAGGAGGAGTTACTGAACGACCAGCTCGTTTAGCTTTACGGCCACCTTTAGATGCTCGTGATGCTTTAGCTTTTCCTGCTTTAGCAGCAGCTTTCTTTTTTTGTTCTTCTGACATTGCCATGTTAAATTCCTTTCGTTTAACCGAATCTATCCGGTGCGTGTTTAATAGGAGACCCATGAGGGACTTTTGTTTTATAAGTGTGATCAGCAGGTAAATCACCCAAGGTGTCATACTTTTGAGCTAGACCACCTTCAATTTTTTCAATTTCAGACAAAAACGAGTTGTCAACAGTAGATGATTTTAACCAATAAAATTCATATAAATCACCATTAAAGTTTTGACCATAGCTACCAGAGTTTTCTCTGCATAAAAGATTAATTTGCGGCATACTTGACGAAAGAGTAACATCATCAATTGTACCGCTTAATCCAACATCCGTTCCATTTACTCTAGCAAACGCAGTACCTAAACCATTTGTTGTTCCTACAACAATAGTATAATAACTGTTAGTGCTTAACACAGACGAAGAATCAACTGTATTAAGAGATCCAGTTCCTTTAGATCTAATTCTAAGTGTACTTCCATTTCTGGTACTTACTTGAAAACAACCTTGTGTATTGCCTTTCCCAAAACTTAATATACATTGTTCACCACTAGTCGCAGAGTCTGTTTTAATAAAAAAGACAACAGCAAAGTTATTTGCAGAAACATCTATATTAAGATTATCTCCAACTGCTGCGTAATTAGTAATTAAAGAAAGATCGTTAGAAGAACTCCCAGTTACGTTATTAAAAAATTTTTTAGTAGTATCTGCTTCTAAAGTAGGCTCAGTACTGGCTTCAGCCGTAAACTCAAAATTATTATCTGAGAAATCTCCCCAACTAGACGCTTTAGCAGTACCATCAGCAGGACGTTGCATAGTCTCAGAAATTAAAGCTACTTTACAGTCAGCAATTTCACATTGTGTAGGAGAAAAAACCCCGCCTCTTTGAAAGCTCCATTCTCTGTCCCACGGCTGTGGGATAATCCAGTTAACAGTAGACGCTTCAAGAGTTCCTTCTCGTAACGATAAAATATATTCTTCGCTGCCTCTACCAAGAATGAGATTTTGGTTTTGTTTTAAAGAACATTGTTTTTCGTTTTCGTTTGTGATACCTCGGTTCTCTGCGTTAATAGGACCATCAATAGTTAATGTCATAATTCCTACGTCACCGTAAGCAGTATGAGGTTTTCTTCCTGATGTTGTAGGCATTATTATTTCCCTTTATAATTCTTTTTCTTTTTATCGTCTTTTTTCTTGGTAGTCGCCATTTTCATAGCAGCGCCTTTTTTCATTTTAGCTTTACCTGTTTTTTGTCCTTTAAAATTAGGCATAATTAATTTCCTTTTTCTAAATCTCTAAGACGCACTTCGTGGTCTTCTGTTCTTTTTGCGAAAGTTTTAAGCTGCTCAGAAAGCGCTGCCAACTGACAGTTCATTTTCCATAACATACTTACAATACCTCCGCCAATAATAATTTCAATAACAGGAATCATTTGTAAAGAATTCATGATTATCTCCTTGCACTGACAGCAGACTGCCCAAAATAAAAACCAATAATAGCAATCAACGCTGTACGCAATTCGGTAACAAGAAGAAATCCTTTTACTTCATGAAACTGTTCTGTAAACAAACCAAAGATGCCACCAAACTCACCCTCGACCCACGTAGGGATACCAAAGAATGAAAGAATAAAAGGGGCACCTACCATTGCAAATAGCACTGTAATAACAATAACTCGTCTTACCCACGTACCGCCTGAGCCACCTCGTGCGTCAGCACGGTCAGCGGAGTCATCAGCAGCAGCTTGGGTCTTAATAGCCAACTCTGCAAGAGCCGCTTGTCGTTCTACCATAGAGCCAATTAATTTAAAGATAAAACCGGAGAGACCTCCGCCAATAAGGGACAGCAGTTCGATGGGCATGGTTTAACCCTCCCAAACGGTCTTACCAAAGACCTTCAGTGCTTCCCAAAATCCTTTAAAGAAATTGATAAAGGTTTTGTAAATAGCTTTCATGATAGCCTCATTTCTTTTTCTTTAAATATGCGTTAAAAATAACAGCATCTTTTCTTAAATCAGCCTGATCTGTTCCGGGGTTATTATCCCAAGTAGCAGGCGATGCGACAGCATTTAAACCTCCGAGGAAGTTAGTATAACCGTCAATCCCTAAAGGAAGGGCTAAAAAATCATCGGCAATATTCCAAGTTCTTAAGCCGATGTTACTCAATTGAGTAGCGGGAGTTACATTTAATGCCATGACAGCACCTCATTTCTTTTTCTTTTTGTATGCAAGATAAGCTCTTGCAAGAATTTTTGCTTTTGTGTCGTTTGACTCGTTATTAGTTGTAGCAGGAGAATCAAGGGGCGTACTATTATTAACTCTAGTTAATCCTGCTTTTTCATTAGATCCAGCAATAAGATTAACAAACTTACCACCAAAAACTAACTCATCGTAAAGATTATCAAATGGCCCTAAAATTTGTCCTCCAGAGAATTTTTTAATTGGTGCAGTAACACCGTCATAACCTACGGATGGCTGGCCGTTCCCCGCTAATTTTTGTAATAAAGGCGGCTCACTTAAAGGAGTAGATGATCCCGCATCAAAATATAAAACATTAGTATTATCTTGTATTTTGTTTGATAAGAATAACTTTAATTGGTTTTCTGCGGTAAAGTCTTCTACTTCTACTTGTAACTGAGGAATTTGAACATTAGAAGAACCAAAAGCTTCAGCAAGTTCAGTTACAATTTCTTTACTGCTTTCACCGGGAGGCATACTACATGCAATACCTTGAACTGTAGCTGTTCTTCCTTGACCAATGTTATCTCCAATATTAACTAAATCTCCTGTAGATCCGGCATAGGCAGGATCATCACCATTGGCAGTAGACCTACATAAAATAATTCTTTCGGTAATATAAGTACCAGCGTCATAAGAGTAACCTTTAATTTCAAAACTATCTCCTGTACATTGAAACGCATTAAATTCTGTAAGGGTTGAATAAATCTCACTAAAAGTTGCTATTCCTGTTTGAGTTCCATATCGCCAAGTATGACCTCCAAGAAGACCGCCTGTTGAACTTGTATTTAAAGCCATGTTATTCCTCTTTCTTTTTATAGCCCATCATTTTATTAAGAGCTTCTCTTCGTTTTTGACAACCTCCGCAAGGTTTAACTTTACCTGCTGTGGCTTTACTGATAACATTCTTAACAGTATCTCCAATGCCCCTAGAAGGGCCATCGTAGTCTTTACATTCCATGCAGTTAGCTTCCGTAGGCTTACCGCCAAATTTGTTAATAGTGCAAATACGTTCATCTGCAAGTTTACCTAAATGAATACAAGACATAAGTTCTCCTTAAGAAACGGGTGTACAGGTACTGTCAATATCACAGCACGTACACTCATCTACAACCGGAATCCACGAAAGGTCAACCGGATAGTTAATTGAGTCCACAAAATAGTGGTCTCTAATATTTAAACAATTGCCGCTACATTCTGCCTTAGTGTTAGAAATCCAAGAATACGTACCCGCACCAGAATCATAAGAGATAACTGTAAGGGGTTCATCTTGGTTTGTTCTAGCGTCTAAAGACCCAGAACGTGTACACTTAAATGCGTCGTAGTTACAAATGTCGTGATAATAATTTTTAGTATTAGCAAAACTAAGCTTCATACCGCCTACATTAGGTACACCGTAGTTAAGTAAGTTACCGCTAGACAACGCCTCAATGGCAGCAACAAAGGAACTATGAGCTTCTGAGGGGAACTGAAAGGGATCCGATTCTCCTGAACAAGTACCATTAGTTGTGTCATAGCAAGCATCTTTACCATCGGCAGTTTTAAAGACATTACCTTGAATAAAGGTAGCACAGATAGTAGGTGTACTTAGTGTAATCCTATTTGTAGTATCTGTACCAAAGATAGCTACCTGTTTAGGTGAAGGTGAATCAGCAAGCCACTGTGAAGAAGACCCGAATGGGTTACTATTAATAGTATTAGCAACTGATGTTCTACCTACTGGAGGCGATGACCTATAATGTAATACAGGCCCAAACGTACTACCTTGGCTACTATTAGTTAGATCAGGGATCCTAGCAGTGTTAGTATAATCGTTCTTAACCTGTCGAAGCCCTCTGATCTTAACACCATGAGAGCCAGTCCAGTAGTACCTGTTACGATTAACAGAGAAGTTACTACCGATAAAGTTAGGAGCTGCCATACCATAATCAATAGATGATGGATAAAATTCCTGTAACAACAAGGGGCTAGTACTAAGGTTGTGGAATACAGAATCTCGAATAAACAAGTTCTGAATCTGTTTACGACCATAGTGTAGATACTTAGTGGACAGAGACGACACAGCCCCATCAGTTAACGGGAACAGTGGACCTTCTGGAATATTCTTACAAGCATCCGTAGTAGCATCTGTAGATAAGCAATACTTCTGGACATTAGAAGAAACCACAAAGTTATCAAAGTATAAATGATTAATAGCATTGTGACCAAAGATCTGCTGAGAGTTAGCTTTTTCGTCTAAGTGGAAATCCTTAAATAAGAAGTTTCTAAACGTCCAAGTACCAAAGTTTTCTTTGTGTCCAGCCACACCAGCGTAAGCACCGTTAAAGGATCCTAAGATATCTCTAACAGTAAACGAAGGTCCGGGCATATTGATAATTCTAGAGTGACAGTTATCAACCTTAATGTTGATCATCATCCTATTTTCAATAAATGAGTTAAAGTTATAGACCCCACGAGGATTAGGACTACCGATAACTGGGTTGTAATCGTCTTGAACTTTAATACCGTATTTAGTATTATAGTTATCTAAAGACCACTTCACGATATCAGTATCCTTCTTGTCAGGATCGCTGTAGTTATCAATATTCTTGACCCATAAATCAATAATAAGACTGTGACCTTCATCGCAGATTAAGTTATCCGTCATGTTGTCCACTGTAAAGTGTTTGACCATGACGGGGTTCTTAACTACTGGTCCCGGTACAGCACTACTGGTAATAGACTTAGCATAAATACCCATAGTCCAAGAGTCATTATCAGCCAACTCCATGAGATCGTGGTTATAAAGACCAAGGATAACACACTGTCCGGGTTCTGTACCAAGACAGAACGACGTTGATGTGTGTACTAAGTCAGTCCCAAAGATACCCTTACAGGCACTAAGTGCGCTGTTAGTACACGGGTAAGTCCCACTGCAAGCGATCTCAGCAGCAATATTAGTACCATTAGATGCAGATAAATTAACAGTATTAGATGAGAAGAAGGGCCACCACTGTACTTCAGTCATACGACACGTACAGTTAGATCTACAATAGTTACAGGCTGTAGTAGCACAGTCAGCACATCCAGTACCATTAGCTAAGATACCGCAACAGTTGACACCACACACAGTGGCATCCTCAGAACACTGGTAGTCTTCTTCTCCGTCCCTGATCTTTCTACATTTATTATACTGAATTTGACCCGCCACAGTACCGTTAGAAGCCCGCGTAAGGCTGTCTCCACAGATAATGTCACCAGAGCCGTCTACAAGCGTAGAAGCCTTTACAGCGTCCACACAGACCGATGCGAAGTCAACGTTCTCAATGAGAAGCCTACAGTTAGTACCCGTAGATTTCAAACACTGGTTTACAGAGGATCCGGTCAGTGAGGTGTGGACAGTAAGATCCTTAACGTGCAACGCAAAGGAATTCCAAGCCATATCTACCTTATCTTGTCCCGGTGGGAACCATAAGATAGTCTTACTCTTACTATCTGGGTTTTTTGATTTAATAACTAAACTCTTTTTCTGTAGAGCATTTCGACACCAGTTAGCACCCTCAGCATACGTCAGAGATTCTGAGTCCTTAAGGTTGGGCCAGTGGTACTCACGAGGAGTAGTATCTGTACCGGGATTAAGAATGATCTCAGCGTCATGCCTTGCTGCTTCAACGCTACCTGTATTAAGTAAGGTAAAGGCTGCTGCAACTGTAGTCACATCGGCTGTACCAGCACTTACTTCAGAAGCATTACCCACTGTAACTTGCACAGGAGCTGGATTATAGTTAAACCAGAATGACTCATAACCATTAAACAGAATGTTCTGTTGACTGGTTGCACCAAAGATATAACGATTATCGTAATAAAAAGTCTTGGCTCCACCTGAGGTATAATAACTAAACCCATTAGCAGCAAGATTCCATTTATTAGTAGAACCAATAGCTGGAAAACTATTCTTATAGTTTAATCCACTAGCTCCCTTTAACAGCTCAGGGCCATCAGGAACACTTCTAGGCCACTTAGCATTACTTAAAGGCCAGTTCTGTCCAGCAATTGGACCCCAGTTTTTATAATCACCGGGAGTTCTATCGCCAGCTACTTCACCAGTAATAAGAACTTCAGCATTACCCGTAGGTGGTTCTCCGTACAGAAGTCTAGACGTACCTACACCTAAACCATCATTACGTGAGTTAGCTGTAACTCTGGCTCGTACTTCATGAACACCTGTAGTAAGACCGCTAGTTTCAAGCCTAACGGTATACTCTTCTAAGCTATTAAGAAGATTACCGCTATCGTCTCGTTTGACACGAGCAACAGAAGTTTCTAACGGGTGAGCATATTCTTTATTAATAGAAGCCACACCATTGCCAGCAGTAGCTCCGTCAAGATAGAATTTAACAGAGTTAATACCATCCATGTGAGCAGCCGACACGGTTAAATAAAAACCTAATTGAGTCTTATCTAAATCTAAATACTCATTAGCGTAGTTCTTAAACGGAATCTCAGTCCATCTAGCCATAACCTGTGGCTTACCCTTAGCAACTAAGTTAAAGTCATGCTTGGGATCGGTATGATACCAGACATCCTCATTCCAGTTCTGACTTGTTACAGCTTTAATAGTAGGAATGTCATTAGCCTCTGAATTTCTATCTACGTAAGAGCTAGTAGTGCCTTGCGGATCGGGAATTAAATCAATCTTACGAGTAATCGTAGCTGACTCAACGCCTTCAATAAGATCGTCAAAATCTTCGTCGTAGCTAGTATTTAAAATAATACTTTTAAGTTCGTCTTCACGTTCTTTAAATTGCCAAAAGAAAGACCCGCAACTATCGTAATAAATGTTATAAGAGATAGTAGGTGAAGTCCCATATTGTTTAATGGTATCTTCTAATTGTTCTGCTGCAAGAAGACAATTAGGAACACTTTGAACAATACCAGCTAATTTAAAATCAGTAGGATAATCTTGAACATAGCTGCTACAAGGGCCGCCTGCTTCAGTAACATACCACACTTCAACTTGATAGGTATGAGGACGAGACGGCATTAACATAGCTCCTTCTGTTTCTGCTACGAAATTACCGGAAACGTCGATATAACTGTTACATCCTTTATTCGTTGGGTCATCTGCTGATGTCCAAGTGTTACAAAATACACAAGTATTAGTATCTTCACAGTTTGCGTTAAGTTGTTTGTAAACCCCGGTATCGTCAATACTAGATTTAACAATACCTCTTTCAGTTTGTGAGTCTTTAGCATACTTGTGGTCAAGTCTAAAGTAACAATTAGAAAAATTATCATCTACATTTTCTGTACAAGTTGCATCATCGACGCTCGCGGATGTACTAAAAGGATAACAAAATTTATAAACAGATCTAACTTGTGTAGACCACACACGTAAATAAGTAGTGTTATCCGGATTACCCGACCACCACCCTGAGTTAGTATCCGTTAAAAAAGCGTAAGCACTATTATTAAACTCAGTGTTTTGAAGAAGTTCACTCTTACAGTATGTGGCTGCATACCACGTAGAATCTAATTTAGTAAAATCTGCTTTCACCTTATCTCGTTCTGTAGTGTTTTTCATTGCCTGAGAAATTTCAGTTTGATCAAAACCTAAATTTAATAAGTTTTGTGTATCTCCTGAGGCTGAAATAGTATAATTATCGTTAGTAGTAGCAATACTAGCAGCACCGTCGCTGTTATTAAAAGCAATAAGCTTATTAAATTGATTAGTACGTTTAAATTTAAGGTCGGTGTTTGTAAGTTTAAGAGTAGTGTACACGCCTTTACCTATAGTAGGGGGATTAAAGCCACCAACAATGCTCCTATTATTACACTGCCCACAAGAACCGTTTGTTTTATAATTACATAATTGAATGTTTTTAATTTTAATAGTTTCTAAAACAGGTTCTCGAAGTAAACTACCATCTACAGTATTACTTTTAATCATACAAGCTCGGTCTCTATCAAATGTAATCGGCATATTACCTAAGATTTGATATTCCCCGCTGTCCATTGATGCTTCCCACTCAGAACTTTCTAAACCAGCTTCAGAATTAGATGGTTCACCACAATACCCATATTCAATCTGTTGATTATAAGGGGCGCTTAAACTGAATGTAATACCGTCTTGAATATTGCCGTCTTTATTGTAAGCTAAAAAGAAAAAGTCTTTAGTGACTTCCCCGCCGCCGCACGACGATGGGATATAAGCTCTACACCCTCCGTTTAAACAACCGCCAACGCTGTTGTCTTCACATCCGGTAGTAAGAAAACAACCACATTCGTCAATTACAATTTCTGATAAACAAGGGCAAATAGTAGTTGAAACAGGCGACCAACAAATAGCATTACCATCGTCAATTTTAGTCATACACTCATCAAAAGTACCAAAACTTATACTACCTCTATCGCAATCAGTACAACAATTATCGCCACATGTTTGACAACTAATATCAAAACCACCACATTCATCGCAATCGTCAGGACAGCTTTGTCCCCCAAATGTTCCGCCTACTCCTTGGCAACAAGCACAGATTTTGTTAAGTTGCGTTTGTTCATCCGAACTAAAACAACCGCTCCAATCTGAAAGACAATCGCAAATATCGCAAACACAAAAACTTTCATCTATAGTTCCAACGCCTTCACACTCTGATGTACAAGCGAATCCATCAAAAGCACCCGGAACAGCATCTCCTAAAGTTCCTCCCTTACCGTCGCATGTTCCTACATTAGACGAGCCAAAGTTTGAGCAATCTCCTTGAATGCCTTGTCCTCCGGGTTCTAAAGATCCTTCAAAGTAAAACCAGTACTCTACTTCAATACCCCATAAATTATTTTCATAGTTTTCTTGAGGAGTAATAGTTTCATTGGTGAAAGCTTTAATAATCTGATTATCAAAGCTTCCTAATTTCCAATTAAAAGCAGGCCACTCACTAGAACAATCTTGATCTAAAGAATCTCTAGTTCGTATATTAAGAATAACTTCCCCACCACTATTTGTCTCATCTTCCCAAAGTTCTTTTAAACCAATAATTTCTTTTTCGGGATCTGATTGAATAGGAAATCTATAAGTATATACATCACCTACTTCAACTCCGGGTGCTAAACGAGGAACTCCAGTACTACTACCATCTGTATCTACAGGGATAAACGAAGTAGGAGTAAAACGCCGTCTAATAGTACTTTGATCTTTAACTCTTATTTTTAAAATTAAAGCCTCATAAGAAGTGTTTTGCATAAAATCTAAATCTTCAGCAAACTCATTTAAACTGGGATATCTTATTTGAATTGTGGCTGTAGCATTTGAAGCATCCCAGTTAACGTTATTATTTCTAATAACCATACTTCTAAAAGTTGTTAAATACTGACCTGTTAAAAAACCTTCAGGGTTATTACTACAAAAATTATTCTGAGCAGTAGCTATAGTATTATATTTTGTAACACCATCTGTTTCATCAATGTCGTGTATACTATCAGAACACTGTTGATTTTCAAACAAATTAAAATTATAACCAAACTTAGCATAAACAATATTATTTGGATCACTATTACCTTCTGATAAAGTAGCATACCAATTAGTGCTAGGCCATTGATAGCTGCTTAAAATACCTGTGTTTTCTTCTGAACAACTATTGTTATCTCCGGGGTCATTATCGACAGTGCCAAAGCAGCATCTACCTATAGGGTTACAAGGACCGCCAACGCAGCCGCAATCAGTATCAAATGAAGGTGGTGTAGTCATGTGTTCTCCTTAAGCTGACGCACATTCAATTAGTTGAATAACATTTTGTGTACTAAATTCATTAGTATTTTTTACCATTACCCCAGTACCAATAGCAATGGGAGCTAATTTAATTACGTCACCGTTAACTAAATTCTTTCCGTGTACTTCTTGATTCGAGCTAATAGAAGTAGGAGGCCCATACACAATACCTTGGAAAGTTCTGTCACTACTAGCGTCTGTACCGGAGTTACCATTTTCTGCTAAGTTAACTGCACCAGTAAGAGTAGTACCAGATGATAAATCAGAATCTGTATTAAGCACATACGTATATTGACCATAGGCACTAGAATCTACTGTTGAACTTACTACATAATACCAAGTAGCGTCTACAATACTAAGCCAGTTAGATAAAGTAACAGTAAAATCACTTGCTGGTGATTGGTTATCTACAAAATTAAATACTAAGTTAGCACTATCTACAGCAACAGTTCCCGATGTGATTGCAGCTCCAGCGGGACCAGTATCTCCTTGGGATCCTGCGTCACCCTGTGCGCCCGGTGCGCCAGCAGCTCCAGCAGCACCTGAAGGGATGTGAGTTAAGTAAACAGCGTTGGTAGCACTAATGGTTCCAGCAAATGCTACATTATCGACAGTTAACGTAGCTATTGTACCGTTATTTGTAACCCCTGTTAATTTATAAACAGCAAAATTCTCGGGGGCACCTTTTTTAAACACTTTAACAAAATCATTAGATCCGACACTAAAAGAAGTAAACCAGTTTTTTACATCAGCACCATCAGCGTTTGTATTGTTTACAAAAATTTGTGTAGTAGCTTCTAAAGAATCGCTTAATAAAATTTGTCCGTTGCCCGGAGTAGTAGCAGTAAAAGTATACTCAAACGTATTACCACCGGCATCACCAGCAGTACCTAAACTAGCAGGATTAATTGGAATATAAGTTTGATTTGAACTTTGATATTTAAGTAAAAAACCATCAGTAATTCCAGAGTCATCAACATTTGATAGCGTGTTTAAAGGAACCTTAGTTAAACCACTTTCTGTCATCACTCTTGTATTACTAGTATCATCAAAAGCTGGTGAAGAAGTACTAATAAAGATATCAGTTAAATTAATATCTGTATGGCTCCCTGAACAAAAGTTAAGAGTAGATGCTAAAATACCACTACAATTACCTGCTGCTTCGCTTACTGATTTAGGTTCCCAAAAACCAGATGACTCGTTGTAAGCTAATACATTATTTGATGCGGGAGTATTATTTGAAACATTGATAATATCTGAAATATTAATAAGGTCAAAAACTGATTGTGTCTTAAAGTTTGTACCGTCACGATACAACACAGCCCTAGAAGCATTCGTATCAGCATCAACATCATTAAGATCAAAAATAGATAAGTTAATGTCTTCAACAGGGATATATCCATCTGCACCAGTAGTAACAATCTTACCGTTACCTGACAAATCAGAGAAGGTAATCATATCCATTTCGATAGTCCACAGAAGCTCTTGAATCAAAAACATTTCCTGACCCTTTTGGAAGTTAAGGAGATTAGACGTTAACTGTCCACCGGGCTGGTACGTGACAAAATCTGTAATCGAATGAGTAAGACGTTTAATAGTATATTCATCTGTTGCTAAAGGAGCGGGGAAAACTAATGTCTCAGGAGTAGCAGAGTAATTTAACAATGCTGATCCATCTGGCTTTTTAGTTTTTTCTAATTGAGTAACCGTAGCCTCAGAAAGATAAACATAGTATTTAGAATCATTTCCAGATTGTTCTGCAATATAAACAATATTACCGTTAGTATCTGTTTGAGGTAATCTAAATAAACCTTGACGTTGTTCTACAGGGTAAATACTAAGAATATCAACACCAGCGTAGTTTTTTCTTGCTTGAAAAAAGACTTCTACCTGCTGTGTAATACTCACGTTTTCTTTAAACACCGTTTGAACAGGAGTTAATTCAATCTGAATACACGATTCTGCTCCTCCTGTGTTACCGATATCTTTTGACACAGTATTAAAATACTTTGAATCATCTGTAGTTGTACCTGTATTACCTACTGCACTGTTGTAGTTATAAGAACACTGTCTAAAATTTGTGTTATCAAATGCCATTTCTAATCTCCTTTAGAAAGGCCGATGTGGCCCGAAAGCCACACCGACCCGGAGAACGGTTATCTTACCCAAGAGCTATAGGTAGTGTTAAACCGTCCTTTAATTTCAATATTTGTGATATTCATCGGAGATATATAATCCGACAGAATGCTAATGCTTACTTCGTCTCCGTATCCAAAGATCTTAGAGACTGTTTCCCCATCAACAACAAAGTTATCTAAAGGCATTAGATCGCTTCGTGTTGAAATTTCTTTGGATGAAAACTCAATAGGAGTAGTAACCCTATTTCTATTATCTACTTCAATCCTATAGTTACCAGTATTATGGTGACGGAGGTGCATGGTACGCAATGATAGGATACCGTCAATAACGTTACCACCTTGGTCTCTATAGAAAATAGGAGACAACTGAATTCTAGTTGTGTATTTAGTACCCACATAAACTGAATTAGCCGTATCATATTTACCTTGGACTGTTACTGTAGAAGCTGTAACTCCTGTTCCAAACGATTGAATCGCTAAAGACTCCCCGTCTACGACAATAGTATCAATAGTAGGATTGTAATATCCATCAAAAGTAAACTGTGTACTATCATCCGCAGGTGAGTATACAGCAGAACTAAATTTAGTAAAGCTGTTATCTAACAAAGGAACAGAAAAATCTTTTTCTTGGAACAGTTGTTTTTGAATATGGTGAATCGTTCGGCTTTCATCTGAAGTTACTGTAACAAAATAAATATTAGAATCGTAGCTATTCATAGCCACCACATCTCTATCGTATACATACTTAAAGAAAGCGTTTTGAATTACTTGTTCACCAGAGTACCTGTTTGTGTAACAGAAAACTTCTTTTTTGTTTTGCCTATTGTTAAATAAAATTGTATCAAAGGAAGGCACAACAGTTGAGGTTGAGTATTTTTCAGGTAAAAAGTCAGGACAATGATAGCTGACTTCAACCGCGTTATTCATAGACACCGTTTTGTCATTAAAATATACATACAATCGTTTACTATCAAAGAAATAAATCTGTGATCCTAAGAGTATGGGTTTAATAAGAGGAGCTGTAGAATAGAACGACGAGGGAGATACTTCTGCTGTGAACGGGGAGATAAGGTTATCTGATCCAGAGATAGTAAACTGAACGTCTGACCCCGTATTAACAAATAAGTTATTTTCAAACGGAGTAAGATTAATTACTTCTGTGTACTTATTATATGAACAAGTAACATCAATAGGATCCTCATCGGTAATGGACGCTGCGTCATCTAAGAAGAAATTAGTAATATCGTTTAACTTAGATGAGAATACCTTATCTTCTCCAGCCATCCACAACCTGTTTCTAAAATAACCTAGAGCTTTAATCTCAGACTGCTTACCATCTTCAAACAACTTAGGACCGGGATTACTTGTGTCAGTACCTGTTGTCCGTAAGTTCCAATTAATAGTAGAAAACGACCATCGCCCTAATGGGTTACTGTCATCAGGTGCATTAAAACTTAACTGGTGAGGCATACGTGCTTTATCAAACATACTAAATGGATGAGGTGTACGTACTTTGTTTAAGAAAGGTTTTTCTGTATCAGACTGTACTCTGTAGTAGCCCGGAAGAGCGTCAGCATAAGCGTTCTCTACATAAAGAATCTTACCTAAACCATACTCATGCGTAGTTAAAGCTGGGCTACCTGTGTTATTAATAATATCAGTATAGTCCGTTAATTCTTTTCCTTCGTATAACAACCCCATAGAAATAGCTGCTTCACCTACAAGGTTAGTAGAGTAGTTAGGAATACCATCGGGGATAGAACCTAACACAGCTAAGTCAATAATATCATTGGGATCTGTAGGATGAGGGGGTAACTTAACATTAGATAAGTCACTGTAAGCCTGCCCTAAGTACTGCTTAGTTCTGTCAACGTAACGGTTATCTTCTACCGGAATTTGTTCAACGGCTCTAACGTACTGCCACAGAGCAATGTACCTACTATGACCGCTTGTATTACAATCTGATGTCGATATGGTAGAGTCACAAGTCAACCTAGAGTGAGCAATGTCGTATACAATATCACCCTGTTCAGTAACAATACCGCTAGAATCTTCAACACTGGCTTTCCATTTTCTTTCAACCGTAGCACCAATTTGAACAGAAGGAGTCATACCTTCGGCCCAAACAGATGCTTTTGGAAGAGGACCAACGTTGGTTCTTCTGTTTCCTTCTAAATCTACAAGAGCTTGATTAACTTCCCAAGGATACCAAATGTTAGCATCTAAATCTGAAGCAACTTTAGAAGTATAGTATTCGGGTGGACCGGGGTCAGCAGCAATAACAGTTTCTTCGGTATCGTCAGTTGCAAATTGTGCTGTAGATTCTGACCTAATGTCAGCCAAAGCTTTCCAAACACCGTACTGATTATATACTTCTGTACCACCAACGTAAGCTTTATTAGGAACATACAGTAATGCTGTACCATCAGGATCAACAACAGAACTGGTGTAGTAAGTAATTTCCTGCCCCTCATAGTCAATCTCTTCTGTGACATTACCTGACAAGTCAAACTTGTAGCCATCTTTGTTAGAACTAAAGCCTGCCTTAACAAATTTGTTTACAAAGAAAATATTAGTACCAATAGTAACAGCATCTAATGCTTCATCAGCTTCGTAGGCATCATTACCGTATGTAATATAGTCATAAATATCTTGCACAGTTTCGTTAATTTCTGGTGTCTGATTTAAAACAGTCTCGTTTACAGTATCAATTAAATAAATGTAAAACAAATTATCTGCTGGACCTCTAGCTGAATAATCAATAACAACTAAATACCTAAGAATTTCACTGACTGAAAACCAGTAATAAAAAAACTTACGTTCTCCTTCTACGCCGCCTCTAAATTCCGAGGGCGTAAATAAAGTTACGTTCGACGAAGTAATATAATTTCCATTACCGCCTGATTTTTCCATTTGTAATCTAATAAGATCGTCTGTAACATCGTAAGTAGCTGCAATTTCAATCTGATTTAATCTAATTACTTTAGCTAATTGTTGTGCAATTAAAGCTGACGTAGTTAAACCTTTAGTACCTACAACAGAAGCTTGATTATCAGAAGGTAATAAATTACTGTTAAAATTAAATGATCTAATTACTCCATTAATAGGATCTTCTAAAGTAACTGTTTCTGCATCAAACTCGTTGTTAATATCTGTACCGCCTGTAAAAGGACGAACAGGTTTAACTACAGAGTTATCAAAGCTTGTAGTAGTAGTTACATCTGTATTACCTTGGGTTCCTGCTGTTACTTGAGTAATGGTTACTGTACCACTAGCTGAAACAACTGTAAGTTTAGACGATGTGTGTCCGTTTAAAGAGTCAATGGCGGCTTTAAGAGAAGCTGCTGAAGCTTCTTTTGTTTCTTCTGACCTAAAATAAACAGCATCAATAGCTCTTGCAAAATTAGCTGGGACTATTTCAAGTGCGTTATTTAGTTTAGCAGTTGTAGCAACACCAGTATTTCCTGCGGAACCAGCGGTACACTGTTCAAAATAAACAGTTCCGTCTGTATTAACAACACAATGAATTTTACCAAAGCGTGGTTTAGGAATTGACACGCAAGAATTAAGCCATCCATCTGAAACTTCTACTCGTGAAGTAGAACCAACTCCGTCTACTTGTTGTTCAATTTTTAAATTACCGCCGCCTGTATTAGTTCCTACAAGTCTAGCAGCTCCGTGCCCATGTGGTGTTGATGCTATAGCTGCTGCAATGTTTTGAGCTGTTTGTCTTCCGTTTGCTCCTGCTAAGAAAACAACATTAGTACCATCTGAATCACCATTAGCTCCTATGTTTTTACAAATATATGTTTTAGTAGTACCATCAGTAGAAGTTAGTGTAATAGTTTCATCTACTGTCATAGCGCCTAAGAATTCTACATCCCAACGAGCAGTTGCATTGTGTCCGTTTGAACTATAAATAGCTTCTTGTAAAGCAGATACTGTTTGGCTAATAAACTGACCGGGATTAAATACTGTTTTACCGCCTACAATAGTTCCTGTAGTTGAGTCTAATGCTGTATAAGTTACAGAAGTAGAATCACCAGAAATTAAAGTTATTTCCCCTCCCTTAAGAGGAGTAGCATTAAACTGCAAAGTAGTAATTGCTTCTGTTTCATAACCAGAATTTGTATTATTATTAGCTAAATAAGTTATACTAGTAGCATCAGTAGAAATTAAATTAATATAAGAATTAGGGATAATATCATCTTTAAAAGTAAAGTTAGTAGACCCTACTTGAATTGTAGGAGTGTTTAATTTCAAAGAAGCGATAGCACCAAAGTTGTTAGGTAAATCTAATGATCCATATTCTTGATTTTGTCCACCAGATACTCCAGTAACAAGTTGTTTACTACCCGGTCGTTTTTCAATAGATTTTTCTAAAGTAGGTAAAGCATTTTCAACTACCTGAGATTCTGAAATCAATCTTTTAGAAGGAGCCTGTCTACCTACGCCACCGCTAAGGGTGTTAATAGGAATACGAGTATTAAACCCTTTTTGTCGGGCACGACGGTCATATGGTGGCATAGTTTATCCCCTTGGGAAGCGAGCATTTCTGTTAAAGATCTGCCTGTTAACAGCATTGGAGATAGAATTTTCTGGTCCGTTAAGAATGTTGTATCGTTTCTGTGAGTTATCTTGACCCTTAGCTGCTGCCTCATAGTAAAGACTCAACTGAGCTAAGTAACTATCAACATCTCCATCACCTTGTGACATCATTTGGTATTCTCTAGCTGCCTGCATAATAATAGCTTGCTGCACAGAGGTATCCATATCTTCCCATTCTAATTTAAGAACAAGATAAACATGATACTCACAATTATTTTCCCACAAAGATGTGTCATCAGTAAAGTTAAAAAGGTAAGGAGGATTTCCTTTAATAACTCCTCTGATTTGTTCTCCATCTTTATTTGTATGTGATGATGTAAGCCAACCGCTTAACGTGTTTAATGGTAATTCAATTTCACTGTTAGCTCCCGGTGTATAGGAGCGATTAAGCTGGTTGTTAGCTAAACCACGCATCTGGTAGTCAATAACTTTTTGATCTAACATAAACTCAGCAATGCTTGTATCTACACCGCTTTGGTTTTCTAAATCACTTACAATGTTTTCTCCTGATGCAATTAACATTTTATTAATAGCATCTAATCTAGTCATATAACCCATAGTTTTTCCTCCTTAGAAAAAAACACCGCAGCCCCCCTTCGGGGGCCACGGCGATAAATTTTGCAGGTAACGACAACTCCTGCTGCCGAGATAGGATCACCTCTTTCAATAGAGTATGTAAGACATAAAAATATCCTCCAATAGATCCTATAACGATTAAGCCGGAGTATTAACGTACTCAGCAGTTGCCTTAGCGAATCCAAGAGCATCGGATCGTTCCAGCTTCGTAGTACCCGTCTTGTAACCACCACAAACAATAGCAGCACACTCAGGACGCAGAACGCCTGTACCAGCCATCATCGAAGCAACAGTAAAGTTAGTGTTACGACGGATATCTTCAACGGTATCAACCTTCATGCCCTGAAGCGACAGAGCAGCCACAGACTTGGCCTGCCAAATCACAGCCTTGATTCCAGAAGTACCTCCAGTACCTGCGTTTGCGACAACAGCACCAGTAGCTGTGTCATTACCTAACGTAAAGTCAAGGTTGTAACGAGCTTCACCGATGTTACCCTTATCAAACGCTGAAGCAGCCGCTCCAGTCGTGTAAGCGTTCCACTGCGGAAGATGGTTAGTCTTGATAATACGACAACTCATGTACTCAAGCGAGTCCTGAAGAGCCATCATACCATCACGAAGACCAGCACCAAGTCCACCAGCATCAGCCACACCACCGAAGAACGGACGGCCAGCACCACCACCAAGGTCACCAGTGTCCCGAGCAACACCAAGCGCACGAATATCGTGGAAGGTCTGCGGGGGAACAGCGCAGTAAACATTAGAGGTGTCAGCGTTAATTTCCTGCAAGTGAACCATAAAGTCTTCAATAGCAGCAAGCAACGCAAGCGCACCATCGGCACGGTTAGCATCACTAGCATCGGCAGCATTACCAGATAAGTACTCTAATTTAGTACTAAAAGCTGATCCATAAATTGGTCCTTCTTTAAGGGTTTTGTTCCAATCATCAGTACCAGTATTTAAGCGGGGATCGTTTGCAATAACTGATTCCATACCAGCACGGATAATGTAAGAAGCAACTTGAAGGTCACGAGCGTTAGCAAGCGTCTGACCAGCCTGACGGGCCAGTTCCTGACGATACTGCCACTGCGTAATCATAAGATCGACGTTATCAACTTCAAAATAAGAAGCAATAGGACGAGCATCAAGATTAACTGCAAAGGTTTTACTAGCGTGAGCATCAGTATTACCGATCAGTTCTTCACCAGCAAACCAAGCAGGCTTAAGATTCACAGTACCCATGATTGGGAACTCCATTGATCGGCCCGAAGCAATAGTTCGTGACTCGACGAGGGGTTCAAAAACACGGTACTGATCGTAAGCGTACATCACTTCGCCAGACCAAATAGGAAGCCAGAGTTTGTTATCACCGGCTGAACCACCAGAGGTAGCACCGTCCATAGTAGTACGGAAAGCTCCTCCAGCAAACGTAGCATTATCAGCAGCAGTACCTAGATTACCGACACCTTTAAAAGAGTTAGTTCCACCATTATAAGTCATAATAATTCTCCTTGAGAATTGTGTAATTGTTTAATAATAAAATAAAATTACAGCAATAGTCACGGTTAAATTATCCTTTCGGGTTTAACGTAAGCTTGTTAATCCAACAAATATCATAAACATCTCTGTTTAATCTAGTTGTTTTCTTAACGTGGAAGACTCTGCCAGTTAGTCTTCACCATTCGTTCCTCTACAGCACTCCGATACTTAGCATCTTGCATGTATCGTGGGTCTGATCGTGCTTGGGTAAATTCACCGTAGGAAGCAAAACCTTCTACGACGGGCCTACCCGCTGGGTTTGGAACTTGATTTGGCTGAGGAACCGGCTCCTGCGCACGAGGTGCATTTGCCATAGCCTTGTCATACATCGAGGCAATGCCTTGGAGGGTGATATCATAATCAGGTCCAGCAAGCCTTTCATTAAGAACCATCTGCTTCTCTTTAGAAAGGTTATTTGCTGCCCACTCTAGCATTCCTGATAATCGTTCCGTGCCGCCGACCGTCTGAGCTGCAATGCCAAAAGCTTCTTTCTGTTTAGCTTTTTGTGCAAATACAAAATCATTAATCATAGCGTCATTGAACCCAGTTTTTTGTTTAATAGATTCTCTAGTTTCTGGAGTCAGTTCGCCAACACTGACAAGTTCTTTACTCCAGTT